TTAGGATTTCGTGAAGCACTGAGGGCATATGATATCCCTATCATCGTCTCCCATCATCGCCCCGTATTCTTCTTTACCGTGAGCCTCAACAAAACATGCTTGGCAAAATGCGTCTTGGCAACGTATACATACAAGTAATAGACCCTTTAAAGCATCGGGTTCATCAAAGGTTAGTGTAGTCACACATATTTTACATTCTCTGGAACTGTAAGCGGCGTTCATAAGAAGACCCCCGCCATGGTTTTAGTGAGTTTCATGTATTTAACTTATGCGTTTGCCCCATTCTGTTTTCATGCCAACGTTACGCCCACATTCTTTGCACCGTGGACATGGAGCGTGTGCTTTTTCCGATAACACCGATACTTTAGGATTTTGGCAGTCATCTTGCCAAACATGACCGCAAACTTCGCATGTAAATTCGTATCTTACAATGGCTAAACCTTCTTTTATCGTTTTCATAGTAATCCTCCTATAATTTGGATGAAATCCGAGTTTTATAGGAGGTGTTAAATATAAGAGTGCTTATAGAATGCGGTATAGACACAGATGGAAACCTTTAATACAATAGAATATATATTTACGGTGAGCGATCAATGCATGGAAAATCAACAGAGCAGAATTTAATGAAATTAAAACTCGGATTTACTGTTGTTTCAATACTAATGAATCGTAAGGGCTTCTCCTTTATCAATGAAGTTGCCTGTCTTCGATATTTATATAATGAAATCCATTGTTAACAATGTCATGCGGCTTCTAACTCATAATCCCGAAAGCGTAAACCTGCCCCCAAGTCGTATAGTCCATTTGGGTTATGAAGGTCGAAAATAATATCTACTATGACTCTTGATAATCCAAAATAACTTCCCTTTTGTAAAATCTTTACTTTATCCCCTATTTTAAATCTGTTTATATGACCTATCATATACCTCTCTCCTTCTCGCAATTAAAACCCATGATTTATCCACTAATTTTTCCAGAGGCCAATGTTCGTCCAATATTGTCACCAGAGGATGTGTATAATCCGGTTATTACGAGTTCATTTCCATTGGTTGTACTGAGCTTGATGTTTATCTTATGCACAACATATCCTCTTTTAGCCGTTTGCGTACATTTCCGGGAACATTAAATGCAGTTGTCTATCTTGTTCAAAGTTGTAGCCCGCATAGTAGGCGTTCATGCAATTTTGTCGTTGCTCGTGTTCGTCGTCGCCAATTTGTGCGCCTGGGTTATCTTCTTTGTAAAGTTTCATCGCTCTTTGGCTATTCGCAAAAACCATTTTCAATTTCTCGTTAGCGTCTTTAATGCCAGCCTCGTAATACCTTAGTTCTTTTGCTGTATAAGCCACTATATACACCTCTCAAGTCAACATAAAATGCATATTTTATTTAACACATATTATGCTAGACTTCCCCCATAGAACACGTTGTTGTAAAGTTGCTTGCTAATTATTAACACGTTATTGGATTCGCCAATGCCAAATGTTTGGATAGCAGCTTGAACATCCTCCTCGGTGGCGGCATCTTCATGGTAGATAGCTACCATTGGAATTACACTTGATGAACAATGCTCGTCAAACTCAATCATCTTAATCTTTTCTTTGTTAAAGATTATCCTCACCCCCTCTTTTTAAACTCCGATTTCGCATAGTTGTTGTTCAACTTGTGGCACTATATCATCTTATTTTCATTTAGTTCGCAGTTTTTTATCATTATTTTAGCTTCTAATTCTTCATTGCTAGAGCTATTGTCGATTACCATGGCAATCAGTGCCTCTACATACTCTGCTTCAAGTCCTAACCTATCGCTGTATTTAGCCACAATATCGCCGTGTCGTGTCGCAAAGGCGATGACTCGTATGGTTGTTCCCGTTTCGTTAAAGTTAATGCTATAGAACTCTTTAAGGAAATCGTAATCGGACTCTAATCCAACGGTTTCTGTGTTTCCCATTATTTTAGACATTTTATCACTCCGCGCACGTTATAGGATTGAGATGCCAGGCATCCATGCAATTTATAACCCGTTGAATCTATAACTCATACCAATTTCTGAAACGGTAGAAGGGTATTGTAATGTTTGTTTCGGTGCACCATTATCATTGAATTTGTGCAACGTTCTCCGTGACCCATTTTAGTCCTCTGCTACAAACGTAATTAGTCGAATCATCATTCGTCCATTTAACAATGTAATTTGTACCACGACATGACTCCACACCACAATCCCACATGCCTTCTTCGTCTTCGCCCGTAATTGTTCCAATTTCAGAGCCATCACTGCTCAATACAAATAAGCCTTCTTTGGTTGCGTACTCATATATCAAGTGTTCTTTCATTTCTCTGCTCTCCATTCTATTATAAAAGATGGATTTGATTCTCTTTTTTCACTTTGAAAAACACTTTCTATAGTTACAGTATCAGTTTAACCTATTGAATCTTTGCTCAATTCAACGCTTTCACTTTAATCACGAAATCAATGTCACTTTCCTCGTGGCTGACATACACGGTTGTATTATCTCCCTCTGATATCTTAAATCCATTTTGTTTAAGAGCAGGGGTAATAATATTGAAAATATTTATTATTAAATCCGCAGGGTCATGCTGTTCTTTTTCCATTAGGTGCTCTGGAGGTTCAATAAAAATGCAGCTTATTGGAACGCAATCATCGTTAGTTAAGAACTCCCCAGTCCCACTTGCGAAGTCAATATATCTACAATCTATGTCTGCTTTAATTATAACTCCGTCTTTGTTTTTTACCTTAGCATAATATATAGGGGACGCATCACAATAGCCAGTTACATCTATGGCGTGGGAGAAAAACGTATCCTTAAAAAAACCACTTTCTTTTATCTTTAGAGCATTTTCCTTGCTAGTTCCATGGTAAAAAGTTATTGTGCCATCGCTGTTTACCACCAAATCAATCCCATATTGTCTAGCGTCGTTTTGTAGATTGTTAGCCGCACTGATGATTCCACAATTCATTTTTACCTCCAGTACAACTTTATTTTAAAACAGGAACATCACCGTATGATTCTATGACATCAATGTTAATTAAATGGCTGCCACTGCTTTCACTTTCATATGCCATTGTTTTGGTTATTGCTTCAGTAGGGGTTTCTGCCCATACCCGATATGGGCGCTTAGTTCCGTTTGGATATGTTCCGATTACAACATAAATTCTTTTATTTTCCATGAATAATCCTCCATCTCATAGGTAAATTATCCTGTGGTTCATGACATCATCAGCTTGAAATGGCGATGCTCTGATTGCCTTGTGTGTTACTCTTGCCAAGGTACCCTCAAGATTTTCTCCACTGATAAAACATATCTTTCTTTTGAGGGCATGGCATGAAAACATTGAGTGTGCAGCTATTTGGAAGCAATGCACAATCGTTATGGCTATTATATCAGTGCTGATATTTTGCGACAATAGCATTGCATCTACTGATGTTTACGTGTATATGGTTTGTTTTTCTCTCCTACTATATGCCGGAATCTCCTTCACATAGGTGTTGCCATTCCGCTGTTGGACAACAGAAAATAATCTGTGCATGTTTGTTATCAATTGGGTAATCGTACTCTGCTCGGCGTCCCAGCCAAAATTGAAATACATTTCTCCGTTCATATCGTCAGCATATTCGCAGCACACTGTTTTACTATCTAAACGATAATTCTTTAGGAACAAAGCTGGGAAGAATGGATTTTCATTCATTTCAATGTAGTATTCTACCTTGCATACTGAAAAACGCACCCACAAACCAACAGTAAAAATAGGCTCGTTTGAGCCATCGTTTTTATTTATCATTAATATTGGATGAGCGGTTACTATTCGAAAATCATCATCGAAGATAGTTTCCATCTCTTGTAAAAATCTTGTTAATGCAATAGCTCGTGCAACATCAATGGATCTTCTATGACTAATTTTCGACGTTATTTCTTCAATTTGCGAGATATTTCTCCAAATGCTCATTATATTCTCCTTCCTACCCATCCTCTTGTTTCGATTACATTGCTCCAGTGATTATTCAATCCCTATTTCACCGGCGAAGTCAGGATAAAATTTTTTGAATAACTCCATGTAACGCTTTAACCCGGGGCCGCGCAATGGTCCGCCACACCAAAGGGATGTGAGACTCCAAATTAATAATTCCTCCTCTTCAATATGAAAATCACCAACGGGAACAACCGAGTTCCAATTATAACGAACCTTTGGCGGTGACAGAATTTCCTTTAAATCAGATTTGGTCTTCGCTTTCAAGATAAAATCTACTTTCTTCTCGCAGATAACAAGTATCAACGGATTATTAGCAAACTCCTTCTGATAAGCCCTGCACCTGCCGCCAAGTGTTATTAATGCAACCATACGCTCCAGTGCCAGCTTATCATCTTTTATTTCGCATAATCGCAATAGCCCCATGCAAATTTGCAACTCAATAGGATGCAGTGCATTGTCAGACATTCTTCACCTCTTATTTATTTCTGCCTTTATTCAAAACCCAAAAACATAGTCATTATTTTCATGGTACTGAATTTCTTGATGAATACGGATACATACCGAAAAATGAAAACCCGATAAGCAAATGCCTATCGGGTTGCAACACGAACATACTTTGTTAGTTTACAGTCATAGGTGACTGTATCTGCTCCATGTGCCTAAAGCTAGACTTTACACTCCAGCCATTTCTCTGAACTCTTCTTCCGTGAGGGTTGGAACACCGAGCTGTTCTGCTTTTATTTTCTTACTTCCGGCCTTGTCTCCGACGATAAGATAATCCGTCTTCTTTGAAACACTACTCCCTGGCTTTGCCCCAAGTGTTAGTATTTGTTCGTTTATTGTGTCGCGGGTGTAGTGTACGAAACTGCCTGTGGCAACGATAGTCTTGCCGGCGAATGGGTTATCACTGGCTCCCGCCGGTCGCGTACTTGCTGTTTTGAAGTCCATAAGGTTTATAATCTCCTCCCATTGTATAAGATTACATTCTGATTGGAACCAAGATCGGATATTATCGTGAAGGATGTCGCCAAAGTCTTGTAACACTGTGAAGTCATAGTTTCCTAGTGCGGCAACTTTGATAGCACTTAAGTCATAATTAAATGCCTGGCACAAGATCGCACTTGCATGGCGGCCAACCATGGGAATGTCCATCGCGATAAGAAATCGCTCCATAGTGGTTGTGCGGCTTTTTTCTATAGCTTCAATGAGCTTACTAAAAGCCTTAGCACCATAACCGTCCATGCTTACAATTGTGGCCTTATGATTGCATAAAGAGTAGATATCAACTTTGTTGTTAAGTAGGCCCGCTATCATAAATTTTGCAAGCGCAGCGGTAGAAAGGCCGTTGATGTTCATAGCTTTTTTGCAGGCAAAGTGTTCATACTGCCTTAGTTTACGGTCAAAGCACATGGGATTATCGCAGAACAATGATGGGTCTCCATCGTTATTAAGTACTGTGTTAAGTGGATTATCACAGCATGGGCATGTGCTTGGGATAAGGGCTTGTGCATCAAAAGCCGGTGGCTTATCAATGTCGAGATTTTCTTCCACATGAGGGATAATTAGGTTGCGCTTGCTAACCATAATCCTGTCCCTAATTTTTAAGTTCAGCTCTTGTAAAAAGTTTAAGTTATGCAACGATGCTCGTGAAACATCAGTGCCATCTAATTTGACTGTTTCAAAGATTGCCACGGGGGTTAGTTCGCCGGAACGCGATACATTCCACTCAACATTTGTTAAGATAGTTTCTATCGCGCCATCTTCAAACTTGAAAGCAAGCCCGTCTCGATAATGGTGTCCTGTGCGGCCTAATGATTTACTATATTCAACGTCATCGTAGGTCGCAACAAGGCCATCTATTGGGATGCCGTGTTTCTTTGCATATACCTGTAAACTTTCTATAGCATGGGGAATGGCATTGTTATTATCGCCGTCTATCTTGTGGAAGTGTGCTACATTAAAGCCAATTTGGTTTAAATAGCTAAGCATTGAACTCTTACTATTGGTGTCAACTGGTATCATTGCAGGGGTTTCACTTGAATTATCGTTATACTCTACGCCTTCCAACGATTTTCCATCCAGGACATTAAACGCGCTGAACCGGATGCGCCGCTTAGAACATTCCCTAGCGTCAAGTTGACGTACTGAACCTGCGGCCAGATTGCGGGCATTTTTGTAGGGTTTATTATCTTTGCCGACTGTATTAGCCTGTAGATATATAAAATCATCGTTTGAGATATACGATTCACCCGAAATACAGAGATAGCCCTTGTGCGGTATCTTCAAAGGCACATCCATGAAAACACGGGCGTTGTGGGTTATATCTTCGCCTTCGCTTCCATCGCCTCGGGTTGATGCTCTGATGAGTTCGCCATCCGAATATTCAAGCTTGGTTGTTAGGCCATCTAACTTAAGCATAAACAGCGCTACTCTGTTTCCTATAAACTCAATTACCTCTACCGGAGTTTTAGTTTTATCCAGTGACAGGAGTGGTATGTTATGTTGAACGATTGCGAGTGAGCTTACAATAGGCGCGCCTACACTTTGAGTAGGCGATGACGATAAAATCAATCCCGTTTCTCGTTCTAATGCGGCGAGTTCATCAACCATGCTATCGTATACGGCATCTGATATCTCAGGGGTATTTTCGTTGTAGTAAAGGTGCCGGTGGCGGTTAAGCTCAGCCACCAGTTTGCGTACTCGTGTCCTTTTTAGTAATGTATCCGTAGACATATGACTGCTCCTTTATGCTATAAATTTATATCGTGTGTTTTAACAAGCTTATGCTTCCTTTAATATCCTGATGTACTTTCGTAAATCAGCCATAAACTCATGTTCACTTGCGGTCTTGTTTGCATACCCTTCATACTTACTAAGTAGCTGGCTCCACTCCTCGCCTTTGGCATTTAATGCAGCCACCAAGTCCTCTTCTGTCTGGTATTTGTCCCACCATTTTGGATGCATGGGTAAGTGCCTCTGCTTATTAATGCAATTTTGTACATTTTTAACCACGATTATCTCCCTTTGTTTACTACTTATATTTCCTGCTCACCATTAAAGTCATTAAGCGTGGTCTGGCGGCCGTACCCATGAGGAATCATGTTTCTTTATGCGTCTGCCTTATTAGTTTTCAGCAAGTTGATAACCTCGTCAATGCTATATGGCAGCCGCATTGCTTCTTTGCCAGACCCATTTGCATCCCAGGGCTTATCGTCCTTACCTGTGTCATAGTTAAGGTAATCTATTTGAGCCGAGGCATTAGCTTCTTTTGACGCTAACGAGCGGTTAATGACCTCTGGTGGAATACTCATAAAATGTGGCGTAATACAGAGCATATAATGCTTACTTTCATTTTTAATAGAGATGTATGCCGCAAGTCGCAAGCCGAAAACACCTGAAACCTCATACTGCATGTTTAGTTTCATCCCTATTTCCCTAACCAGTGGAAGGAGGATATGGTCTTTCCAGTGAGGATAGTTATGCCGCTTTCCATTGTTATACTCTTGAATCATTTTATTGCAATCATTAATAAAAACTTGTAACATATTACCCTCCTTGAATATGAAAAGGCATTTACATGCTTAGAAGTCCCCTTGGGCCACAAGCCGTAATACTTGTCGTATTCTTCTTCAGAAAAACCGCAAGCTGACGTAACGATATTGGGAAGAGTTTCTGATACCCAGGGATATACGGCATCCATGTAATGCCGTATGGCATTTACAACTAAGGCATCTCTCTCCAATCTTTCAACAACTTATTCACTTTAGTCGGGCTTGTAGCAATTGATGAAGAACTTATCCGTATAATCCTCAGCACCTGAATCTGCCCACACAATACAGTCTACAGCCTCAGGTATTATTTCTCCGTTGTTTGCATTGATAGCCTGTCGAACCAACGCAATATCTTGTATAGCAAGTCCTGTTTCCTTATCCACAAGCATTATGACAAACTCATGCATAGAACTATCGCCGTCATATTTTTCAACTACAAGGTTTGCGAAGCCGAGATCTATATGCATTTTATCCACTGACTCATCCGACGATGTTGTATCGTTTGTATTTGTTTCTGCAATTGTTGATGACTCATCTGCAATTTCTAAGTCATCAAATCCATTCCATACTTCATCACGTAGCACATAGCAATTTTCATCTGCAATTAAACATGAGGCTTCATCACCCCGCTGCTCATGCTCCAGAAGAAAAACATTTGTGCCATTGTGAACCTTCGTATTTATAACGTACCATGTACCGCTATACCCTACAACTTTGATAGAAACCGTGCTTGGGGTAAGCTTCTCTCCTACCACATATTTAATGTCTTCCTTCACTATGTTTCCTCCACTTCATATGTTAGCCAAGGTAATATTGCCTTTATGTGCTCACAACTACCACTATATAACCATCAAAACTATAGTAATGGTTCGCATTATAGAATATCCATCCCATCCAATCCCTTCCTTTATATAAAAGTTAATTGATGTATATAGGTTCATACACAAACCAATGTGAGAATTTTCAACAATAGTTGTGGATATCTGGCCGCTAGTTCCAAGCCTTTTATCTCTACGGAAAAATGTGAAAATCGACTCCATTCTGGCAACTGTTCTTTAATGAAGTCCTCCGTTTCATCTTTCGCGTAAAAAACCTTGGCATTACATTTATCTGTATAGCATATTACTTCATCCGCCCCGTGAAAGCTGCCGTGGTTGCTGTAATAACACATCACGCCATGCCTGTTTGTAGCTATAATAAATATGCTTGGGTAAATATCATAATAGTTCACCAACTGCGCTCCTCCGAACTCTGTGTAACATGTTTTATGTGACTCTTGCGGCAAACTCCTCTAAGTATCCATGAAAAGCGTCTGAGCTAAGGATTATTGAGTCTTTATTCCTCAAGTAGCCCACTAATGCATCGAAGATATTGTCTTGTGTTAATAATATGTTTATAACTCTTTCCTCGAATCCTCCATAACCATTGCCATCACCAAACCAACTCTCAAGATAACATTGCCACTCTCCGCATATAGCGTGATAGTAGGAGTTGTTTAACAGTGTCTCCTTGTCGGCTTCAAGTGCCTTTTCGCGATATCGCTTGTAGTCGTTAGACAGTTTATTATTTAACTTCTCAATTTTGCACATCGAATGTCCTCCATTAAAACCTTGTATTACAGGCAAAGATAGGCATGGCTCCATGTCGTTTATGTGTACAGTGCAAGTGCCAACCCCATCACCAAAATTAACAATCCATTCTTCTGTTGTGCCTGGGGAGTCATCATTGGCAAGGGTAACTAATGTGCCGACTCCAGAAATAAGTGCAGTATCATGTGGGCTAACAAGCATTCCTTTTATAAACATATTTAGGGCCTGCTGAAAAAGTCATTAACTGCATCATAGAACACAACAATAGACGTTTCATGCCAGAAAGAACGCTAAAACACTTGTATTCAATAGCGCTAGGGTTGAAATGATTGCCCATTATATGTTATTTCACGACAGACACTGGATTAGCGTTTTGTTCCCATCACCCCATATTGGCTATAAATGTGTGAAAAGTATGTGTTTTGGGGTAGGACTATATGCTTGTAAGGCCAGTATTTATGCGTGCTACAGGCTTTTCAGCAGAACCTATTTACCTCTTCGATGGTATAGCTTAGATAGATAGTATGCACTGATCTGTATTACTTTGCTGCAATGTTATAGAAGTCATTACCGAAATATTGTCTTGCCAAGTCTTTGCCCTCCCTAACTGTTCTTGCTAAGTACTCAGCCGCACAAAAAACCTCGTGTCCTAATTTCCATAGCATTTCCTCTTTATCGTCAATCGTTCCGGAAGAGCCTCCGCTATAGCCGTAACTTTCTATTACTCTCTTTCCATTTCTAGTGTACCAACTTGCGCCTTTATTATTGACTGTTAGCTTGTGTTTAACCATCCAATCAAATACACCATTAAGTATCTTGTCGGTGATATATAAATGGTATTGATGGTGGTCGCGGTCATGTGATTCATCAATTTGTTTGTTGCAATGCTCCATGATTTTATCGCGATGTCGCTCGGACAGCTTTATTTTCTTCAAATGATGCCCCCCTGCTATTCCATAAACATTCGTGTATTATTTAGTTTGATATAGTTCTTTTATTCCATATTCCTTGATGACCAGCTCCTTAAATTTCTCGAAGCCAATTTTTCCACCTTTGCCAATAAAGTCGAAGCGTATTTCGCTCTTATCTCTCCAAAACATGAACTGATGAATCCCCCTGGTTTCCGAAAACGAAAAGCTTAAACGTATATCTTTCTTGCTATTTCTATGATTATGGTTACGCCATATCCCGCCGCTAAAACCCACATCTCCGTCGTTGGTTTTGGGATGGACTACACTTAAAGACCAATCCAATCCGTGAGTTTGATTATCCGAATATGCTATGTTCCTTAGAAGGGTTGCCATTTCCTGTACGGTTATTTGCGCCATTTTCATACCCCCTTTACTTCTATGTTAGGTTTCATCTAATCCATAATTTATTACATAGTCACGATATTCCTCTTTTGATCCGTAAGTTTTGTTATCGAAACCATTCCATATCCTCACACCAAGGTCATAGAACTTATCTAGCAGCTCTACCAGCTCTATTTTTATTGCTTCATTATGCCTGTTTTTTTGCTTTGCATCGTACATACTAGCCACACCATCGAATATTTTATCGTAATGCTTGATGAATTTATTGCATAGCATCTTGTTTGCTTTATAAAAATCATCTGTAAATTCATAGGCTTTTATTAACCCTTGCTTTAGCTGTATATTACTTTTGCTACTTCCCATTTTCATGCCTCCAGTTATATTAAAACCCGTGTTTTATTTTACTCTTTGCAAAAAATATGCCTTACTACATCTCTTGCGCTTTTGTAATCCCCGTTACAAAGGAATCCACAAAATGCATGAAAATTTGTATCGGTGAGACGATATTCAATTAGCGCCATTTCTCTATACTCTTCCTTTCTCCTGGCGGTTCTATGTCTTCGCATGAGCGCAGTCATTTGGCCCTTGCTCAAGCAGTACTCGCTTTTACAGTTTAACTCCTTCATTTTTTCTTTCTCTTCATCGGTTAAAAATTGGTCGTTTCCAAATGTTTCATATTGTTGTTTAGTCATCACTTCTCCTTTACATATAAAAATCAATGACTTGTTTTATATCTTGCTATACATTAAAATACGATTTCGAATAATCATATAAAACATCCTTTGTTGCACCGCCTAGCCAAAGGGCATAAAGTTCTTTTCCGATATCCGTTAGGTCATCTAAAGCACATTTGTGTTTATACACCTGGTCGCATTGATAAACTGTTCGCACAAAATGCTCCAAATCACCATAAAACGAGTCGTTGCATTGAGAATTTGTTGCCATGCTGTAGCATCTCATATTACTTCCGAGATGTATGTCCCAGTTGCTGCTAGATTTTAGGATTACCGTTTTTGTGCATACGCGCTCCATAATTTTTCTTACTATGCTCACACAACAGCTCCTTTCATGGTTATCACTCCTGTATGTTGTGCTGCAAAAAGGCGATTTTATTGATATCTAAGGGATAAATCCATTACCACATTTGGGAAAGCCTTGCGGATTTCGTTAAGGCTATCATAAAACGGCCTATTCTCTCCTTCATCATAAAATACCTCTGCTTATCTTTTATGCCGCAGCATTTGATTCACTGGCGCTAACTCCAAGAATCATGTCGGCAGCTTTTTGAGCCTGACTGCTGGCAGCTATGATAAATGTTTTATCGTTCTTTAGTTTCTTCAGCCAACTTCCTATATAAGCCGCACTGTTATCAAACGTCTCTGGCAACTCTATGCCGGTTTTATTCATTAACATTACACTTGCAATTTCGGCACATAATTCTTCTTTGCTGTACACATGACTCCCGAAAGATGATGCGCCGACCTTTCTGTTTAAGCGGGAGCGGTGTCCTGTTGAATGTGCAGCCTCGTGAAAGGATGTGCTTGCATATTCGTATGCACATGTAAACTGACAGATATCCGGCAGTGTAATTTCATCAGACCCTAGAGCATAATAAGCTCGGTCACTGCCTAAAACATGCCTCACTTTAACCCCGACACGCTTACAGTAACTGTCTACGATAGTCTGTGCTTTTTCAATGGGAACAATATCAGGATTTACATTAAGGGGAGGTGTCTTCGATTCAATCCCCTCACATTGGGTTATATGAAAGACTTTTGAATATCTCAAAAAGGGAATATCTTTTTGTTCTCCGAGATTATTCTCGTCTTCCACTTGCAATGTTTTATAGAAGACAATCATATGTCCTTTTTCACCACGCTTAACATTCCCGCCAAGCTCTTTGCACTGAAGGAAAGATAAGTATTCTCCGCCTTCAGGCAGAAGTATGGGATTAATACCCCTGTACGGTTTACGAGTCTTATAGTTTATAGCAGAATTGCCTACCCAGGGCTTGTGCCAGGGGATTATACCTTTTTCAAGCTGTTCAATAATACGCTGCGTCACCATTTCATAAACAGTCGTTTGTGCCACGATAATTCCCCCTTCAAATTAAGAGAGGCTGTGTAATTATATGTACACAGCCCCATTGTGTTATAGCTTGTTTGCATGTCATTTAATGATAGATCATGTAGGGCTGCTTGTTACTTGTGTTTTATTAAGTATATGGCAAGCAATGTGTAAAGCAGATGATTAGTCAACTCATCTTCATATCACGCAGCTTCTTTTATTTTAGCGACAGTAGTTCGAATAACTTCTTGGGCATATGCATTAGTTCTGGCTATGTTGTCCCTGTATATAATACATACATCCCCCGATTCGGTTAAAATGACCGTTGCTATTACAGCTCCTTGGTCGCACCCTGGCCTCCATGCATCAATATAGATTATTTTGGAAACAGCGCCGTCTTCAGCAATATTAAAATCAGTTTCTTCGTGATTGTTTACGATTTCACTCCAATAGCTCATATTATGCCTCCTAACATGCTATTTCATTGAGGATAAGATACTATACTCAGATTCACAAAGAAGCTCATTAGCTTCGCCACATTGGATTCAAATTGCGGATAAAATTCTTTGCTTGTTTCATAATCAAAGTAAAAAGCTGAAAATATTGCATTCCACATCGTATTCATGGCCTTATCTGTTATACCTTCCTTGCCTTCATACTGACTGATTATTTTAATAAGCTTAAATGCGGTTTTATTCCACATAAAAAAGAAATGGTCATTAGTTGGTATGCCGAAACTCTCTAGCCATGAGCGGACGGTTTGCTTTTTCTTTGAGGAGCCACATGTGGCACCATTATTGAAATAAGCAACTTCATCAGGGCTACCCAATCCAAGTTCTGCTGGAGTATTTTCTGATTTAAAAATCCTTCCGATTGGGAAGGTAGCGCAGACTGTTGGTTTCAACATGTGAACAGAACATCGACCGTTTTTAAGTAATGGACATACCCTATTTGCACCTTGAGGCTTGAGCCGGAGTACCGGAATGCGTGAATCACTTCCGATATAGCGGTCACAATACATATTGACAACTTGATTATGTGTTAGATTAAGAGCGGTGGCAATGTTATATACATCGCGGGAGTTGAGCAAGATGTCTTCTCGGTTCCTGCAACATTTACCACATGAGCGACACTTGAATGCAAAGATATCATCAAGTTCGAGGCGATATTTATCAAAATCATCGATATACTTCCGCTTTTGTTCGTCTATATAACCATCTCCTTCTTTGTCATGTTCATTCCGTTAACATTTGTCGTGGTGCTATAAATCTATTTTATTGTATTCCTTATTGCATCTGGTACAGTTGAAGGGCCCATAGGGTTTGCCGGCATCATAAATCGCGCTTTCCAGGCCATCTTTAATATTGCTGTAAAAACTGCCTGTTTCATCAACTACAATGTCTGCGCGGATTATTTGACGACCATAAAATTTATCGCTACCGCATGAACATTTCATTTCATTCCCCCTCGTTAGAAAGCCCGAGGTGTGTACACCAAAGGGCGAAGTCATTATTGTCCAAAATAACTCGCATATATTCTTTGTCTGTGAATTCGGCACCGATGAACTCCTCAAAGCATACCCACGATTCACCTTCAAAGCCATGTTCATCATCATAGTCGTTTATGTTGTATCCGCGTACCCCTGTCCAATCAAGCTGATATAATAAATAGAAGTAGTGAAGCATTGCTTCGGTATTAAGATATATCTTTATATCGCATCGGACTAAAGATCTGTCCAAGCTATCGATAGGTAATACTACATTTCCGAAGCAGGAATGATAGGCAGCCTGCGCGGATTCATTCGCTTGATTAAACTGTGATAGCGTAGCAACCCCATGAAAATCTTGCATAATTTCATCCCAGTTCTTATCACAGGAATCGTTGCTAGTCCCTCTCGCGGCGTATTCGCTTTTATCGCCATTGAATTCCGGGGTCATATATAGTTTCTTGCTGTCAGGGCAATAGAAAATAACTCTTCTTCGCGTCATGGGCCACAAGATCCTTTCATTAATTAGTAAATTAATCACATATCATTTCAGACATATTAACCATTTTATCTATGCATCGCCTAAGTTATAATTTCATTGGTGCTGTTTATTAATTAAATTCGGGTACAGGGTTTCCATTGCATACTTGATGCTGTCCCATGTAACTCCCTGGTCATAATCCTTGTGCTTGTCAACGAATGACATAATCTCGTATGCCTGAGCCTCAGTAAGTGTCGGATACTTGCTCATTGCATCTGCTGTCGTCCATCCACAGAATATTTCTTTACGTATGTTTACTTCGCCAATTGTCTTAATTTTAGCCGCTTCTTCAATATGCCAACTCCAACCATGCTCGTCCTCGTACTGACCATCTATATCGTTAAAGTCACCGGCGTTTTCACCGTTGTCATCTAGCCAATGTCCCAAGCGGTCGCCCTTATCAAGATAATAATTAAATAGCAGCTTAAACGCCGCATCATAGTTTGCTGCGTTAATATTAATAATTTCATTACCAATGCCCATAAAGAACACCGTGGCAACATATTTAATCATGTGCATATCTCCTCTTAAATAGAATCGCTAATTCACTATATCCATAAAGAATGTATTGCTTTACTTTCTGGGAATGAGCCTCGTGCAAACTCCCAGTTCATGCCCGATTCCCGCATAATGTCCTCAACATTGTCTTTATACTCCAAATCTTTATCATTGTTGCTGTCAAAGTTGCTTTCAAAGTAAGATATAATGGAATCTTCAAGGCTCTCGAAGTCCGGGTAGCCTTGGCTTTTCACCACGACATAGACTTGGTGATATGCACATGGCGGTGTATCTCCCGTTTCAAAATTGAATTGTAAAATATAATTTTCCATGAGTTCACTCCTTGTTCACATTTTCAAGTAATATTTACTGATTCACATTTGCCTTCTGCATGAGCAAGCCAGAGATGCCGTAGTGTTCTGAAGCTTACCGGCATTCTACTGCACTAGGATTTGGGCTGTCGGCGAGAAAGACGAAAAGGTGGAAACTAAGGTTTCTGAGGATTATTCCACACCTGTCGTTCCTTCATGTATCCGGATTTCCAGGACCGTGGCCATAGCTACGGCGTGTTCCACTCGCTGACTTTTTGAAACTTTGGGTAAAACCGCAAAGCACCTTATCAATAGATAAAGTTATCCAAAGTAAATGTGATTTAATATGGTACGGCTTCTTCAGCCAATTCATTGCAGTGTTTGCTTTCGGGGTATGCTGATATTGCCTTTCAAACAATGTCTTCAAGTTTAGGCAAGTCATTTTGAAATTCCGACTCATCATCAGTAAACAATATAGTAATTGGGCCAACAATCTTTTTCATTTCATGTAGCACTTTATCTATCAGATATTTGGCAGGCATACTAAGCGGGGAATTCGTTTTAAGATGTTCCTGTTGCTTTCCGTTTACATAAACTCCGTAGAACCCATTTGAACGCTTTAGAATGTAAATATAGGTTGTGGGTATCATTTGCGATGCACTCCTTTATAACGCAATCGTTTAGTTAAATGCCTTTATATCTTCGAAGTTCTTAATTCATTCATACCAAAACAGGTTATTCAACTGTTGACCACCCATTAATGTATATATTGCCTGTTCCAAACAACATTTCTTTTTCATATTTATTTATGTCTTCCATCGTCAGCCATTCGGGTTTTGCATCCTCTGGGAAGGCGTTCCATCTACGTCTCATTTCTTCGATGTGGGTGGCTACGCTGTTGTCAATTAATCTACTGGGATGTCTGTTGCCATAGCCGAGATAGTAGTTGCAGTCTGATTTAAGTCGGTCTAGCATCGAATAGTCATGTGCGTATGGATTTTCTTCCGGTGCGGGGGTAGCAATAATATAATCGCAGTCAATTCGGTAATCCGGCTCACCATCCAACTCGTTATCCGCTGACTTATGCAAATCTGGTTTGCCACTACCTTCACTTATGTCTAACCATATGTTGCCATCGCCGTCTTTGTAAGCTGGTCTATCAAATCTACCAGTTCCAATATAATGTAGTTCCTTCAATTTATCGTCTCCTTTGGATGAAGCAACAATTTTGTTCATGTGCATATGTGTTAATTTTATGATTCACATTTACAGTCTACAGGGGAGAAACACGCGCTGGAAAGGCAGGGGACACTGCATCGGACTCAAGTGCCATTCCTGTGGTGGTTAAGGATACTAAGACTGTAGCTTAGTAAACATCAGGGATTTTTAGGGCCTGGGTTTCAGAAGTGCTCGGTTCCAGACGGTGCAGATCTTACCCAGCCATGGGATGAGGAGACGCTGCTTCTCGCCCCCACCTGACGTTTTAAAACTTTGGGTTAAACCGCAAAGCACTTTATCAACGACAAAGTTATCCAAAGTAAATGTGTTTTGTAACATAACTGCTTTTAATCCTGTACTTTAATCATAGTTTATGTGTGCTCATGCTAACTCCATCATTAAACTTGATAGTCCTATAATTACATTTTTATACCGTAACCACATTAAGTTGCATTCTTGCTCACATTTGCAATCTACAGGGAAGTTGTTTGCCACTCTGAAGCCGCCTTCTTCCTGAGAGGAGATGAGTCCCTCGCAAAATCTTTGTCGGGAATGTGTTTTGGGTGATAGGCAAAGTCCAGAAAACAAAGGAACATTTGATGTCTTCACCTCGGTTAATCGACCCGGGTTGCCTAAAGCAGGTGACCTGCTCATGACCGGTGAGTCTCCCACCTTCCTATCGTTTGAATACTTTGGGTAAAACCACAAAGCACTTTATCAATAGATAAAGTTATCCAAAGTAAATGTGATTTAATGTAGTAGTGTTGTTTCGTCTGACACCCCATATGTTCATTTCCTGGGTGTTTGCTATATTTATTTCTTTTTGTTTCTTAGAAAGTTCAAGTATGTTTCTTGAAAAAGTACATTTACAATCTACAAGAGAAGGAACCACCTGAGCTGGAGCTTTGTCGCGCGCACCGGCGAGGAGCGCTTCGGGGAGAAAGCCATGGTTGTGTGAAAGTAAGAATGGCAAGAAACCTTGAAAACTCCACTGGTTTGCTTCCGTACATCAGAATTGATGATGAGGAAAACCGAACCTCAGAATCTTGGTCGCCACTGCGGCCGGCGCCTCCTGATCGTCGCCTTCCAGTATCTCAATCTAACGATTTAAAACTTTGGGTTAAACCACAAAGCACTTTATCAAGTGACAAAGTTATCCAATGTAAATGTATCATAATAGGGTTGCGTTCCTTTTTAACTCACCTCGTTGAATCACTCTGCTTTGGGTAAAAAAATAATCATAAGCAATGTTATGTTTAAACTCACATCTACAATCTACATATGAAAAAGCTAATCCGACTGGAGGAGAGAAGACTCGACGCGGGGGAAGATGTTAATGTCGATTAGGCTTTGTTACCTGTGGAAAAAGGATGGTAAAACTTAATAAAAAAGGCGGCGTTGACTAAGAATTGATTTGTATCTGCATCCTAAATCATCAGGAAAAATCTTTCCGCGGGCTCGCACGCCGGAAGGCGCAAGGGTCCTTCACTTGCTGACATTTTAAAACTTTGGGTAAAACCACAAAGCACTCTATCAATTGATGGAGTTATCCAATGTAAATGTGATTTAGCAGGGTATTGCAGCTCTTGCCAATTCGTCACAGCGTTCGTTTATAGGATGACCAGAGTGGCCTTTAATCCATCGAAAAACTGCTTTATGCTTTTCAAGGAGCTTCAAAAGGATTTCCCACAGGTCATGATTTTTAGCGTCTCCTTTTTTTCGCCGCCAACCATTTTTCTTCCAACCTATAGCCCATCCTTTATTAACGGCATCAACGACATATCGTGAGTCTGAGTAGACATCTACCTCGCAAGGCTCTTTAAGCGCTTCTAGCCCCTTAATAGCGCCCATAAGTTCCATCCGATTATTTGTAGTTAACTCTTCACCGCCTGATAATTCCTTGCGGTGGCCTTCGTACATTAATATGACACTGTATCCACCGGGGCCCGGATTGCCCGTACATGCACCATCAGTGAATATTGTTACTTTTTTCATGTTGTTTCCTCCCCGGTAATTTTGCATAGTCATTAACATTTATCGCCAAGGTGATAGCGTTCATAATATTTTATTCTTCATTATTGATTCACATCTACAATCTACATTAGAGAGAACTTCCCAAAGGAGGAATTCAGCACTTCAGCTTCACAAGAGTCAGATGTTTATAATCATCTCATCGAAATCACAGAAAACTATATACTTCAAGGAAAAGTGATAAGCTGATTCCCTAAATAATATAGGTGATGACCCCGGGCGCAGGTCTTTCTACTGTGCAGGCAGCGGCTGCGGTGTCTCTCACTTTCTAGCATTTTAATACTTTGGGTAAAACCACAAAGCACCTTATCAAAGATAGGGTTATACAATGTAAATGTGAATTTTCTAACTTTTGTAATCTGCGTGGCAACGGTGAGCCATAGGATGACTGGGTTCAGTCGGGCGGAGCTGCGGTGGCTCTGGGTTCTTAAACTCGAAACTTTTGTTCAAGTCTTGAGTTGATTACGAAAACCTTGATTCTAACTGGCTTCCGATTAATAAAACAAGCTGCTCAAACCCAGCGATGTCGTCGTACTCAGCGACGGGGGTGCCCTGGTCCTCTGTCTCACTCACTTACGTTTTGATACTCCAGCGAAACGCATGAAGCGTTTGTTTTACAACAAACCATTACATTACAAAAGTTTTCTATGCGGATAAATCCGCTTTAATACATAGCCTTACATCATTACCATATTTCTCTCCGCACTTCGTAATAATATAGTCAATGTTTTCCGCCTCAACCATGCGATAATAGGATATAAGACCGTTGAGTATCTGTATATCTTCGCGGCTCCAGCGGTTTTCCGAGTCTCTGTCACGCATGAAATTGCAGAGCATGGCTTTAAACTGTTTCTTGCGTTTGTGTCCTATAGTTATCTGGTTATCACTGTTAAGCATTACCCCCAGATTCCAGTTGCGGCCAGCGGATGAACCGTAACGTGTTTTTTCACGTTTTATGCTGAATGGAGCATTGAACGCTGCCAAGATATCAATCACATGTTTTTCAACTGCGTTCTTATCAAAGTCATACTCGCTGGAAATAAGTAAATCGTCGGCATACCGGGTGTATACAAAGCGGTTTTTATCAAAATTCCGCAGGGTGTTACTTATTTTATGGTCAACAGCAATCATCATTACGTTGGTTATGAACGGTGAGATGGGTGTTCCTTGGGGCAGCCCGCCGTTAAGGAAGCACAGGCTAAGGGCTTTGGCAAGTTGCTCCTTACCGGAACGATACTTTACAATCTCACTAAACGGAAATATCTGTGATAGCATATCCAGTACAAACGCCGGTGTAGTACTGCCAAAGAAATTGGCAAAGTCAAGTTTCAAAAACCACTTGCTCTTATTCCTTTGGTGGCGCTTGACAGCATCAATTGTGCTACGGCCGCGAATATATGCAAACGCGGTTGTGTGATACAAGGCAAACATATGATTTTCAAATATGATTTTTAATTCACGCAGAGCGCACATCAGCTCCGGTTCTGGAGCATCAATGCGCCGTAGTCCCCCAGTCTTTTTAGCAATGCTGAAGGAGCGGTATAGAGAAACCCTGTCCTGGGCAAATAATGAATCTTTTGACTCATTAAAAGTCTTTAGTAATCCAATCATTGCCGGAACATCAGTGTTATCCATCAGTTCTTGTCTTGGGTGCTCTACCCAATATGTCCTGGTGTTAGTTTCGTTGTACTGTATAAAATCGCTTACATCGTCTATACCAAAAAGCGATTCTTCAAAAGTCATTTGCTTATATGTGGGCTGTTGCTTAATTGTGATATATGGCATAGTTAGTCGCTCCTTTCCAGTCTCTCAGTTTTTTGTTCATCTAAGGCAATAATAACTCCAAAAACCTTTGGCAAGTCAAATTCATTCGAGATGGATTGTGCCAAGTGTTTCCGTAAGCTTTTAGCATCATCTTCATTACCAGCGAAAAACAATTCAACCTTGTAGACATTAGCATCCATATTATTTCCTTTCAGACATAGTATCGCTTGAAATCTGCACATTGGAAGAATGGCTTGGAAGGTCAGGTTTCGCTCTTCTCAAGCTTTTCTGGTTTAACAAGCTTGGTTGTAGCAGGCTTTAAGGCATAAGAGAAACCGGAGAAATTAGGGGTTTTTGCTTTTCCCTTTGTGCTGAACTCCTTGCTCAGTCGACCGATGCGATGGAACTTGTGGACCAGGTGCCTGGCGGCCGGCTTCTACACTTGCTAACCTTTTAATACTTCGGGTTATACCTCGAAGCACTTACCTTACGTAAGCTATCCATTGCAAGCGACATGTTATTTAGAACACATCCAGAATATAATTGAATGCATCCATTAAAATCATCTTTTTTAGGCTTTCACCTTTGACAAAGTTGACGAAGTTGGTCACACCTAACGAACATATCACTCTAATTGTGGGCGCTACTGACAATGTGACATTGCAGGCTGATACCGGGGTTTCCGCCACAGCTTCTTTGTGGGTGAAATTCATGGTCTTAATAAAATCCTTAACCATTGACATATCGCCCCATTTAGCGGCATAGTGCTGGGCATCGGTTAGGCGAGTTCTGAAATCGAACATGGCCTTAATGTAGAGATTATCTTTATTGGTAGTTGCGATCTCACGCCGCAGGTCAATATTGTCGATACATAAAAAAACATAGCCCGACAATCTCTGCCCTGTATAGCCGTTAGGAAAGGTTTTGATATTATGTGTAATTTCCGGGTTTATTTCTGACAGCATATCAGTAAGGGCCTGGGTTTTTGTCATGCCTACATGTTCCTGCCGGAACAACTGATTAGCCAGATTTTTAGGCTCAACTATATCAAAGTCATATAATGAGAGCTTTGTAAGCCCGAACCTTGCCAATAGTTCTGCAACGGTAGACCCTACTGAGCCGCAGCCAATTATATGGATACGTTCCTTGACTTCCTCCGGTTTAAAAAACGTATAGCTTTTTGACAAGTCTAAAACTCCCATGGATAGCCTCCTTCCATTCCTACTGCATGTCGGTGTGTAGCTGTTGTTGCTTTGTTCATTCCCAATGCTCGATGATTAGCCCCTTTAAACTTTTCTGAATATGACATAAACGTAGGTTTTTGGACTTTCTCCTTGGCATCTGTCAAAAACGCATTTGTGCTTTCATTGCCGAGCATCTTAACGTCAATTTCATCATTGTCGAATAGTAGGTTTCGCTTTAAATCGTAAACCAGCGTGTATGCCTGCAAGGATTTGTTCCATATTGAGAAAATGTAGAACATATCTCCCTCTAACTGGTCAACGAGTTTCTGCCTGTGTGTGTCATCTACACTTGAGGGCGATACGCCCATGTTTACATGAGAATGTCCGTGTGTACGGATTTTATTAAAGGTGTCATCGTCAAGCTCCCCATAGAGCCAATTTTCAAATTTCGCCTGGTCAGTTTTTACTGTACTGCCTGTTACTTCCTGAGGATAGACTAAGATATCGTCAATCAAGTATTCGTTATCGTTGATACGCGATGCGGTGCCATGCCAGCCAACCTCAGTATCAAATTCCATTACTAAGGCAACGATTTTTCTGTATGCTTCTTGCGTGTAGCAAACAGTGACGTTATCGACCTCGTAACAATAGCTTTTGTTATATTTAAAAGTGCCGTCAAAAACTTTTATGCTGTCAAGCATTTGTGTGAAATCGGCAAGGGCCTTCTTTCTAACTTCCTTTGTTATGGTTATTGGCTTTGGCATAGCACAGTATCTCCTTCCAATTCGTTAATTGCTTCATGCGGCGAAAGCAACGTGCCATCGGGTCTTTCTATACATTTTATTGATGTTGAAAATAAGTTCGCAGCGAATCTAGCAATAACGCCCGAATCGTGAAAGTTTAGGTTGCTCGCAGATCCTGTCGCCTGGCTTATTGCGCCGACATAATCCTTATTCTGCATACATTCTTGAAAGCGTATAGCGTAACCACCAATGCATCCATGGATCTGGATATGTGGGTTTGGTAGGTACGACTTGCTTTCGGGAGGGAATGAGTAGCCACTAATCGCAGACAACCCGCTTCGCATATCCGCTTTATATGCCGCGCACATACGTAATTTATATCTCCCCTCGCTGAATATTGCGAGATACAGTTTTTCCATCTGGGATTTTGATATGTTAGTATTAATACCTTTATAGAGAGACCCGCTGTGGTTAGACACATATCGCTCGAAGGCATCTTCGTCGTAATTATTCGCATAGCCATGGACTACAAATACGATGGATGTACCGTCAACTTTAATAAGCGCCAGGTTCTTATTACATATAAAGTACTCCATCAATTCTGAGTCCTCGGATTGCCCATCAATGGCAAGCTCCAGTCCTGCCAATGTATATTTCAAGTCATCCATTTTGTTGGATGTTGTGGTCAGGGCGATGAGTTGTTGGTTATACGTATTTTCATGCTCTGTTATTTGCTGACGAAGTTCAGCAGCTCTTTCGCGTTCGAATAAAGTCTCAAACCGTGCCAAGTTGCTGCGGATATTTTCTGCTCGAAAATCTAAATCCTTTGCGAACTCTTCTATTAATTGTTCATATTCACTTGCAGATTTATTTCCTGTGCTTTTAAGTAAGTTTATTTCTGATTCGGTTAAGGGGGCATCAACAAATAGGTGCGGCAGGTACCTTGGTATCATCATTTGCAAAGCATGGAAGTGTTTTGGCTCTAATGCACTTGCAAAAATAACTGCTTTTTTGGCTGCATCATTTGTGAAAAACAGGGCTTTTGCTTTACGGGCATAAAATACCTGTAAGTCATCACGGCGGGTGTAGTCGCTTATATGCAATTTACCTGCTCCGGCATTGGCTTTGGCAATTTCCAACATTTTTTCGCCGGCATCGGGATGCTCAGTGTAGATGATATGGATGTTATATCCTGATGAATCTAAATATCTTGATGCATTGTACAAAAACAGGTACATGCGTTCTGAAGCAGATGTAGACATGATGCCATTGACAGTGGTTTGTATGCGCTCACAACTAATTCGTATAGTTTCATTTTTGGGCAAGCGATTGCGTAGTAATATCCGCAAGGTTGTAATAAATGATCTATCGGGAGTGTCCAGTTCGGTTATATTGGAAAATAACCTGTCAGCCGCTTCAGATGTAAAAATTGTCTGGTTTATTCCTTTTTTGAACATGATGAGTCCCCCTTTCCGTAGAATATGTGGGCAGCAAACAATAAGCTTACTGCCCCGTTAGCATCCCTCAGGGTTTCATGCCGCGTTATCGGCCTTAACTACGTTAAGCAAGAAGCACTTATCGATTATTCCGTGGTCTGCGAAAGTTCTATCCAAGTCATCGGCATCAAGGGGTGAGCCGTCGAGATGCATTGTGCCGCTGGTATAGTCGATTCCATGCTGGTCTAACGCTGACCGTAATGTTGTGTCAGCACCAAAGACATCTGAAACACGTTTTACTGTTGTACCCATAGTAACTTTTATCATCAAAATTCCCCTTCCAAGAGATAATATTAGTGGGGAAGCAGTTCACGCTTCCCCCGTTTTCTACAAGCTGCTTGTTAATGCCGTTGGTTTATACCTCGACAGTAATACTAGCAGCGATGCCCTCGCGCTCTGCGCGGACATCAGCCAGTACAGCGGAGAGGCCATCTTCGACCTTTTTGAGACTGACCAACGCCGGCCCCGCAATGTCCATTACGTGTTCTTTTGCGTTTTCAACGCCCTCTGGGATTTGGAACGTCGCAGTCGCATACTGCTGTTCTGGCTCATCTGTGTTTGCAACGCCGCCGAAGCATATTCCGTGGCTACTCAAACTATCCTTACCAAGTCCTACCCTGAATAGGGTTTCCTTAGTATCCGGATCGGTTAGTGCCAGGGCAGATGGGCGGAGTTTTTTAACCGTCTCCAGGTTCGCCTTCGTTACTGATGAAACGATGACGAAGCTCCTACCTACGATTTTTACTTGTGCCATGTGTACCTCCTATAAATATATATTTGTATATAAAGAGCATCCGTATAAAACGTGCCCCATATATCTTTCTTGAACAAAACATGTCTTTCATCTAACTTGGCATGGTAACATCAAGGTTCATTCTGCTGAACGCTTTTTGCATATCCACAGTCTTTGCCAGTTCCAGAAAGTCTTCACTGCATTCGATTACTAAGTCTACCTCTTTGGCTAAATAAATATTTGCAATGTTCTATATCTAGCTATTAGATAAAAGCCATGTTCATGTCCGTAAATCGTTCTTCGTCCAACCAGATAGGTTATGAATTGTACATGCGGAGTTCTCGTATGAACCTGCATCACATAAAACATCAAGGTGAGTGCAGTTTTGGCAACAGGGCATATCATCTTGCATTAGTGGTTCGGTTTCTGTATCAAGCATTACACAGCACAATGCTTGCATGACTGTTTGTGCTTCGCTTATCTCTATTCCATTGTCGATAAGAACCCTGCATCCAGCCAAAAAGGCATTTTGAGAAATAGCCATATCTGCTACAATATCATCAGGGAAGTTAGGGCGAGAACTGCCATCACCACACTGACCAATTAAATTGTAGGCAGCGACAGCTTGCTGAAAGTTATAATAAAAGATAACGCCCCATTCATCACTTCTTACTTCATAACGAACACCTGTAACAGCTACCAACTTTTTACCTTCGCTCGAAGATGATGCAAGTTCAACTGTCGGAACATGGTTCACAAAATCTTCAGTTGAGATAATATGTTTTACATCGGACATTTTCTCGCTTCCTTTCCTTCAAACCACAACTCTACTGTTTAATGCTGATTAACATCCAATCCCTGTGAGGTATCCAATGGTGTGCAGTGTTGCCCCATGCGACCATCTTCCCATTCATATGACAGCTACCAAATGCGACTCAGGAAACATGCCGTATCCCTTTAATGGTTCTTCATATTTAATCAAATAAACCATTTCTTTTGGGTCGTAATCAGGATGGAGAGATTCGACCCTTCCTGTTGCACCATTAAATCGGTCATCAGAAGATACTTGCAATAAATCACCCTTGTTGTACATTTGAACGCCTCCTCGCAACTATTCAGACACCGAAAGGATTATGACATTAAACAGTCGATGTATTGTTTATCCTGCATCCCGCATAGCCGAAGCTTCACTCAGCCATACCCAAATTTGCTTTTCGCATTCAGTAGTGAAATCCGTACCTTGCGTCAAAGGCAACCGCTTTATGTATGCGTTGCCCTGGCTCTTCAGCCAAGAAGTTGCTTGATTTATAGAGTGCATAGGGTTAAAGCCATGGGTAGGGAAAGCTACATAACCAAAAGCTCGGCCAAATACCCGCCCTGCATCATCTTTTACAAAAGCCACAACAAAAGCTGTTCCGAGGCGAGACTTGAATAAAAACGCCTTACCATTTTTCATATACAAGCCTCCTATTGTTTCCGACGATAATAAAGCGAACCATAAAGACAGTAGCCAACTAAAGCAAAGTGCTGATGTTGGAAGCAAATGCGAACAGTCATTCATCCCTTCCGAAGTGGGGCATAGTATATTTATGGCACATATGTTTGTCAAGCGGACTGCGGCCACTTATTATGCAACATACATTCGACTTCGTTCGACATTGTGTATTGATGTTTACCGCCATACATAAAGGGGGAGCTATATGATTCAACTCCCCCGAAGCGTTGATAAACAGGTGTACAAAAAATGGCTTATGCTGCAACCAAGCCTCCATTTTCAATTGCATTCATTTGAGTGCTTATTGCGATGATATCTTCCATGATGCTGGCGCGGTCAGACAACAGTTTATTCGGACGACGGCCTCGCTTCTGCTGCGATTCAATTTGGCGGTCAAGCTTCCATCGATTATCGTGTAGAGATTCTCTTTGCCAATATAGGCTTTGTAACAATGTTAAAGATTTCAGCATTTCATTCTCCTCCTTGGAATCGCTTCTGTGCGCGGTTACTAGCGCAAAACAGAAATGTTTTAATATTCGTTTGATTATGCGATATATCAACGATATCGCCAGAATGACTTGTGAAGGACTTGAACCTCCAATGCTCCAAGCTTTATGCATCTCCTTATTCGATTCGGTCATAAGTTAGAAACACCCGCACCTTGCACGCCAAGTCATAAAAAGCCACCTATATCTGCTCATAGCAAGGCAGATATAGGTGGCTTTGGGGGATAATAAAAAGAGCCGCAATCATTGCGGCCCTTGGATTATGTCTGGGTTTGCTCGTATATCCATATTACATCGTTCATTATGCTTTGCTTCAGTTCAATATTATCGCTATCTGCAATGGCGTGATATGAAACAAAATCAATTTTTCTACCGCCCAAAAACTTAGATAAATCTGTCTCAAGTGTTTCAATGAACGTGAACATATCGGAAATACCATTGTTTTCATTATCAATATAGTTGTAATGATACAATATATCAAAATCGCTGTTTTCTGTTAATTCGTCATTATCCTCTGATACTTCTGCCCTGGCAAAAGAGCCAAAAATGCCAATTCGCGATACCCCTTTATACTCGGAGGCTTTATTTATGCAATTAATGATATCTTGACTAATCACTATTCTTCCTCCTCCAAGCAAGAGATTAACTCGCTTATAAGCAAGTCATCAGCTAAGTCACTACATAAGTTAAAAATGCTTCGAAAGTCAAGAGCGTCATAGTTATGACTGGCAATCTGTCGAGCTGTTCTTAGCATACGCATATCTAAGTACTTCAATTCTTGCAACGTAGAGTCTTGCATTTTTTTCGATAATTCATAGATATTAGTTATAATCTGCGTTACAGCATATTTATGAATCAACGAAGCCTTCAAATCTTGGAATGATGCAATATTACCATCATCAATTATCATCTTGATTTCTTCGATATATTTTAGCATCTTAGTGATACATTGCTTATCAACTGCAATTGATTTTTTCATATGCACCATCCCTTCTGTATAGTATTATAGCAATTTCAAGAGTGGTTATACAAATAGAGCCTGTAGGGGAATCGCCCCCTTATGAGTATGGAGTATATTAGTATATTGCATAGCCATACACACCTACCAGTCAGACGAAAAGACCGCTTGCATGAGCAATGCCAGCAAGCGGTCTTCGAACTTATTTCATAACAGTTTCATCTATGAAGGTCTTCTTATTCGCCAGTATATGCAAGGTCATTGACGATTCGCACCAAGATACGAGTAAGAGTTCTGCGGAAAGTGGCCTCTATGGACAGCTTCACGCTTAAAGTGTTCTGCGTTCCCCATGTAGCATAAGTGTAGCGGAATGCTTCGGCATCTTCGGTAGTGACGGTGTAGCGGTCTGCTCCAAAGATGGAGTCGATTACCTTCTGCAATGCGCCTGTGCAACCTTTGGCGGTTTTCATAGCTGCCATTGATATTCCTAGCATCTTGCTGGTGGCAGTTAGCTGGAAGCCTTTTAGCTTGTCGGTCATATGCTTTATGCCCAAAACTTTAACCATGAAGTCCCTTATGGCTACGTTGGCGGCTTCGCAGTATGCAAGCCAGTTTTGGTCGCGGAATACAGCTTTGTTGACCACATAGATATCGCGCAGGTCAATTACAGCAGTTTTGACGATTATGTCGTCTATGAGGCCAGTTTCTTTGTTACGCTTTACTGCGGTTAGCCTATAAGTACCGCCATCTATAAGGGCTGATACAACGGGGTCGGAAGTCCCGAGCCAGTTGGTAATTTGAACAGTACGCTCTTCCGAGTTTAACGCCTTTATGGCTTCTTGAAGTTGTGCGTCCAAGGTTGTCGCCAATGACATGTTATCGTTGGTGACGGCATCGTTATATTGCCCGACAAGGGTTCTTACCCTGATACTTGCTTCGGTCTGGCTATCAGCACTTTCCAGGTCGGGGGCTAGCAACTCTCCTGCCGGAATGACATCGGCCTGGATTGGTTGTACTGCTTTGTTCACATCGTCCGTTGGCTTTTTTCTTCTCGTTGTTTCTTCAGTTTTTGGTTTTCCCATGTTTCATACCTCCTAAGCAGTTGCGCTTTCTTCGCGCCATTAAATTATTTTCATGGTTGTATTTACTATCTCGTACACTGGTTACACAGTAATCAGCACGGCATAGATTTTTCAGCCGTACACGAGCCAACCACCATCTATGGTGGGTTTTGGTTGTCTATTTTTGTTGTGTTGTCTACTTGTACTATATTGTAAAATGTAAAGCGTTTTCTGTTAGCTTGCTATAAATATATTTTGCTTGCGCTTTGTTACTTTGCTTTCCTTGCGTTCTAGGGTTGCTTTCGTTTTCGTGCTATCCTTGTACTATATTGTGAAATGTAAAGCGTTTTCTGTTAGCCTGATAAAAATTTATTTTTGCTTGCGCTGTGCTTGTTTATCCTTGCGTTATATTGTGAATTGTAAAGCGTTTTCTGTTGGCTTGTTATAACTTTATTTTCCTTGCGTTTTTGCTTGCCTAATATATCGAAAAAATAAAAACAGGCGATAATATTTTATTATCGCCTGTTTTGCCTTGCCTTGTTAGTTGTTGCGCTATATTGTGAAGTGTAAAGCGTTTTCTGTTAGCTTGCTATAAATTTATTTTTACATTGCGGAAAGTGCAAAGTTGATTGATGATTTTCCGCTTGTAATCTTGTTCCGCCGTACCTGTCCGCTATCCTCTAGCACGGCGGATAATTTGCGCTTGATGTTTTTTAACGTGGTGCGTACTGTTTGCACTGTGTAGCCTGTTTCTGCTGATAGTTCGGGAAGTGTTTTTTTGCGTGATACAATGGTTTTTTTGCTTTCGTGGGTTTTGCCATCTTCGCCGCTGGTGCGCTTGGTTGTGGTTACTCTTTCTACTTCCTTCGTGTCGTATACTGCCCATAATACGGCGGTTTCTACTTCGTTAAGTATGGCGGTTAATTCTTGTATTAGTTCGTTTTTGTCTACGGATTGCAAACCCATTGCATATTGGCGCATTGCTTTTGTTACAAGTTCGGTGCTTTCGTTGCCGTTTTCGTCAATCACTGGAATGTATTGGCGTTTATAATGCTTTTGCTGGTGCTGATATAGATAGTTTTGTACTGTGTTATAAATTGCTTTTGCTGTGTCGGTGTCGTTCTCATTTGTCATGGTTAAACGTGGGCGATTGTTTTCATCTTGGGTAATGGTTGCTTTGCCCTGGCTTATTGCTTCCCATATGTGCAAGGCGGTTTGTTGTTGTAAATCTTCCAGTATGCCATCCGTGCCATTTATGCCATTTTGTAATACCTTTAATGCGGTAAGGTTGGCGGGTGTGTATTGGTATTTTTCGCCTGTTTTCTTGTTGGTTTTTTCGGTTGGTTTGCCGTTTTCATCCTTGACTTGCCTACCCCTTGCAGCGACTTTCAAGCCGTGTATGGTTATCATACTGGCAAGAGTAAAAAGTTCATCATTTTGATGGGCTGTAAGGGCTTCCAGTAAAGTCTCTGCATGTGCTTCTAATTCTGCGGTGTTTATTATTGCGTCAAATAGCTTGCGTCCTTCGCCGTTGTTGCGTGCTTTGTTTTCGTGGTGCTTGCTTGTTGTGATTCTTGCGTTTACGTTGTTTGCTTCCCTTGTTAGTGCTTGCCTTGTGTTTGCTGTCATTGTGACCGCTCCTTTTTTTACCCTTGGATATATTCCAAGTAGATAATGATTGCGCTATTGTTTTATGGTGGATATGAAGCGGTAACGCTTGCGCTGTGCGTTTCGCTTGTTTGTATGTACACAATAGCAAGGATAAAAAAATGTATGCAAATTGATACACGACACAAAAATTTTTATATATTTGACATGGGCAGTCGAATATACACATACATATATGCCCGTGTTTATAAGGCTTTGCGCTGTGTTAGTTCGTTGTTATCGTTGGGTATGATAAACGATATCCAACCCGTATAAAATGCCCATGTTTCCTTGGTGGGGGATAGTTCACATCTCAATCGTGGAGCGGGCTCGCGGCGCGGTGGCATCCATTAATTTTCACGCAAAACCAATTTTTTGCCTTCACATCGACTCGGTATCCCTATTCGGAGCAAGCCGTATAATCGCTGCATTTCCTCCCATTTAAACCACCACCCCAACACTAGATTTCCATGTATATGGCATCAGATCCCATGCCTCACACCTCTCAATCCCTTATTCCGCCTGCATTTCTTCCGAACAATCCCCAAAACCACCAAATTATCCTGTGAGCGAAGCGAACCAATCTCGTTGAATGCGCTGTAGTGGGAGCTGCCGGAGCTGTGTGAGCGGAGCGAACAACAGCGCAGCAGCAACCAATTCAGCGCACTTCAATGAATTACAAAACAACAAAGTCTGGAAGACTATGCTCTACCACAGACATCATTTTCCCGAATAAATCATGTGCATATTTTGTCCACACAAACCCCGCAAGCCCTTGATTTACTTGACTTTTTGAGGTTTTTGGTGTACAATTTCCACATAATCAACAGCATACTCAACCATCAAAAAGGGGCCATAATTTATGACAAACGAGGAATATGTAGTCTCTTACGGCAGGGTCAGCACCTATAAGCAAGTTGAAGAAGGTGAAGGGTTAAACATCCAAGATGACCGCATTAATAGCTTCAACGCTGCCAACAATTATAAGCTTGCCGCAAAGTTTTCAGATGAGGGTGTCAGTGGAGCGAAAGAGAGTTGGGACCGCAAAGATATTATTAGGATGTTTGCGTATTGCAAAGAGCGTAATTCCGGTGCCGATAAGTCAAAACATATTAAGTTCGCTGTTATCGACAAAGTTGACCGCTTATCCCGTGAACTATTCCATCAGCTATTCATAGAGAAGCAACTTCTGACTTATGGGATTAAGGTTTTGTTCGCAGCCCAAGAAACGTTGAACGATACTGATGATTCTGGCTCTGTTATGGACAAAGCGCTAATAACCTTTACTCGTCAGATGATGGGGGCTTTTGCTGAGTTTGAAAGGGTCCTCATTAACCATCGCCTCAGTGACGGCAAGAAGAAGAAAGCCAGCAAAGGCAACAAACCCACGGGAAGACAACCCTTTGGCTATACCTATGACCTGGAGGGTCGCGATACGGTAATCAATGAAACGGAAGCATCCGTCGTGCAAACAATCTTCACTAAGCGCGTATCCGGCATGTCACTTCAAAGCATAGCTGAACATATCAATGGCATCTGTACTTTGACGCTACGTATGCAATTCACCACATGTAATCAGACACGCAATTTCACCAAGCACTCTGTCCGTGATATTTTGACAAACGATTACTATTGCGGTATAGTCACGCACGATGGCAAGAAGATACAAGGCAATCACGAACCGCTAGTTGACGATGAAACTTGGAGATGGATTCATGGGCAAAATGCCCGAGTTGTTTTGGCTGCATAATGAGATATAGCACAAGACACAACGTAATGGAGGGTGATGCTTAACAGCGTTGCTCTCCTTCGTTCTTTTTTTGCCTTCTCATTTTTAGAACTATTGAGATTCCTTCTTTTAGGGCTAAGGCTGAAATATCGCATAAACACTAGGTTTGTAGAAAATTTTTAGAAGTTTGGGTTAGCGAGGCCAGACAAAGGAATGGCTTAAACACTGGATTGTCAAAATTATTTTGGAAGTTGGAAAGCCGAAAACTTCCAACCGTGGAAATATGCAGGGTCACACAGCCATGCGGCGTCCAAATCCCAAAATTCTGACATAGCCATCACAGGAGGTAGATTATGTGCAAGTGAATATTGTAGATGCTCTCATGGGAATGGGGAAGACATCCGCAATGATTAACCGCATCAACGCATCAGACAAAGATACCAGGTTCCTCTACATTACCCCATATCTGACTGAGGTAGAGCGTATCATCAGGCAATGTCCGTTCAAGGCATTCAAGCAGCCAGAGAAATACGGAACGAAGAAACGAGGCATCAGAGAGCTGTTGGACAAAGGTGTTAACATCGTATCAACCCATTCGCTGTTCCGTGAGTTCGACGATGAGATTATCGACCTGGCTTTCAACAACAATTACATATTGGTGATGGATGAGGTAGCCGATGTCATTGATACCCTAGCCATCAGCAAAGAGGACTTCCGCACAATCCGCGAAAAATATACCGAGGTTGTGGATGGTCACTTGCTTAAATGGACAGCGAACGATTACGAGGGCAAGTTTAACGAGTACAAGCGCTTATGCGACCTGGAATGCATCGGCATCTACAACGATAAGGTGATACTCTGGCTGTTCCCGATCTCAACCTTTAGGGGATTCAAGGAAATATATATACTCACTTACATATTTGAAGCACAGGCCCAAAAATATTATTTTGATTTTTATGGCGTGGAGTATAAGGAGTTATATGTAGTAAGTAATAGCTCCAGTGGCTGCAACTCATACCAATTAACGGAGGAGCCGCAGCAGTACGATTACTTCATGTATGCAGGCTTAATCAGCATATTGGAGAATGAGAAGCTAAATAAAATTGGCGAGTTGGAAGGGGCCTTATCTAAATCGTGGTATGAGCGGAATAAGAATAACCAACTCATGAACACATTAAAGAAGAATCTCATTAATTATTTTCAGCACTACTCTAAGACCAATACAAAGCAGAATATGTGGACGACATTTAAAGATTATCATGAGCTGTTAAAAGGGAAAGGGTATGCCAGGGGTTTTGTGGCATCCAACATACGAGCAACTAATGATTATAAGGATAAGACAGCGGTTGCATATCCTATCAATAAATTTTTTAACCCATTTATAAAAAACTTTTTCATTATGAACGGCATTGAGATAAACGAAGATGCCTATGCATTAAGTGAAATGGTACAGTGGATATTTAGATCGGCAATAAGACAGGGCCTGCCTATACAGGCATACATACCCAGTAAGAGAATGCGTAACATCCTTCAGCAATGGCTTGAAGAAATAAAGACAGGCAGCACAGCGACAGGTGGTGAAAATGATTGATTAGAAAGTCGTGCAGTAATTGCAGATGGAATGACATCTGCAACGATAATATAAGGGGTTCTGTGCTATGCATAGATTGTGAAGATGAAAATAAAAGCGAAAATATATGTGACGAATATGAACTGGATATTTTGAGTGACGAATATGTAGAAGCATACATAGAGCAAAAACGTAATGAGTACCATGAGGAATATTATGAGTTTTATAGCTGGTACAGAAAAAGCGTAGGAGAGGTTTATAATAATGTTCGCGCCTAAACTATATAAGGTAAATAAGATTCCGCTTAGATACATATTGGGCCAAGATAGCAATGTCATAGTTGAACGTGAAGAAAATAATATGTTCACGGTGCTTCAGCAGGATAACATGATATTCCGACAGATAAGAAATATTACAGGTGACAGCACGGGTATATATATTCCCTGGATTATCTTTGTAAATTGTAATGGCGGGAAAAGCAATGAAGAAGGGTTAGCAGAGCTAATCATAAACGGATTCATTTTTAATGGCAGACGTTATGTTATCAGTGAGCGCTCAGCGTCTATGGTACGTCAATCCATCCTTAGCTTTATAGACGAAAGGTTGGCACCGGCAGTTAAAGAAGCAGTAACCATGGGCATAGATATTGGAACAACTGTGCTTTCAAAATGGTATGCCTATTGCGGGTTGATGTTAAGTTCATGCCATTGCTTAGAAGACTGGAAACCTAAGATTATTATTTTACCTGACAGAGAAGGTACAATAACAGCGCAGACGATTAAATATGTTATTGATACAGAAACCGAATTTAAAGATAAGACAACTGGCGAAATGCGTACCTGGAAGCAGAAGGACATTACAGAAGGGATTAGGGATATTAACATCAATCTCTTTGATGGATGCGGTATACACCATCCTTCGATTACTAATGAAGTAATGAACCATCTACAAAGACTTGGAGATATGGGGGACACAAGATGTACCTCTATACTAATTCGCGCTCCTTTTATAAAGGGCATGACCCATGAGGTAGATTATATCAGCTTTTATGAAGAGCGCGGTGTTGAGTTCATTAAAGATATATGGGGTAACTGGCACGATGTAAGGCCAGGAAGCACTCCAATGATAATTATGAATGAAAGCATGTACAAAGGCTATAAATATTTTAATCACTACGGTGACGGCAGGGATTGGGAGAGATATTGGGATGCCTTTGAAAAATATAATCACTGCATAGGCGTAGTGAAATGGAATTATAGCTTGGAAGAAGAAGAAATTTATAGACGAGGTAATTATCAAATACTGCAAGATTTAATTTTAGACTATCACCATTTTAGAAAGTTGGCTGATTATTCTATTAACTGGATTGAGAAAATCATCGCTAATGATTGGAATAGCACCGCGGCTTTTTTAGGGCTTACCCTTGAACGCAATAACCCTGTTACTCCTTATGCAAGGGCTGTAGCTAAGAATCCGACAATGCTTAACGAGATAGGAGTACGTAATTACCTGCTACGCACATTAAAAAAATATATAAATGAAATGAAATGCGGAAAAATATACATTAAAGCTACATCGCGGTTCCTAGTGCCTGATTTAATTATGTTAATGGAACATGTAGGTGGTCTGCCATTGACAGGCTGCCTTAGTTCGGATCAGTTTTGGACGCAAAGCATTCGTGGTACATATGACGGGGAATATCTAATAGAGCGCAATCCCCATATATGCAGGTCAGAGCATGTAATCTTAAATGCAGTAGCAACGTCGGATATAAATAAATATTTATCACATCTAACTAATGTCTGCATGGTGAACTGTAAGAGCCTTGTGGCCCAGAGATTGAATGGTGCTGATACAGACGGAGACTTAGTTCTTGTTGTTGAAAATGAAATTATGAAAAGCGGTGTAGACAGAGACGCAGCGATTGTAATTGATATAGAAGATAAGATAGCGGCCCTGGCTGAAGAAGATACTCCCGAAAATAAACTCAAGGTTATTATGCTGGGTATGCATTCATTAATCGGTGAGACAAGTAACTGCGCTACTACATACCATAATAAGATGCCGCAGCTTATGAAACAGAAGCTTACATATGATAAATACATTGACTTGCTAAGTGTAATCAACGGCAAGGCGATAGACAGTGCCAAGACTGGGGTTATTTTTAACATCCCAAGAAACATAGCTAAATTTGGGAAGCCGCTCCCTTACTTTATGAAGTACGCCGGCGACTATTACAAATCATTAAAGAAGTTTCTGAAGTCGAAAAGCAATATGAACCGCCTATGTTGGGATATTGAGAAATGGCATACTCAACTAAAGTGGGGAAAACGCGATAGCAACTTTGATTATACGATAATGATTGATGAAGGCGTTAGCATAGATGAAGCAACATCCGCCATTATTGAAAACCTCTACCTAGAATATAATAAGGAATTTGCCCAGCTTAAAAAGGATGAACGAAGCATTAGAGATGAACTTGGCGGAGCGCACGCATTTGAAATCAATTGGGATATATTTTACGAGAAGTACAGAAACAAATGTCGCGCTGTATGCCCTAATGGAGCAATGCTTGCCAATATTATCGTCATGCTATGCTATGAAAAATATCCTAGCCGAACGAAAGGCTTTTTGTGGAATATGGCTGGTGATGATGTTGTTAATAATATTAAACAGGTACCAGTGTTCTTACCAACCAGAGATGAAGCACATGGTATTTTTGAATACCTGGGAAAAAGGTATCAGCTTATAAAGCAGGAAGGACAGTAACCACTTATGAGGTGAAGAATGATTAACGAAGCATACGAGACACAGCAGTATCTTGATGGTAACGATATAGTAACAAGTAATCTATACCGCATTTGTTATTTAATCGTTTGCCATTACAAAGAAAAAGGGTATAAGAAGATTGAAATACGTGAGGCCCTATTCGACTGGGGCAAGCAAAATAATGTATTTATTAAGTACAATGTGAACAATATTATCAACAGAGTATTTGACACAGATAAAGCGGTGCTTTTAAAAGTGCCTACAGTCAAAATAAATAAGCAGGACGCAATAGAGATAAAGAAAAGATTTGACGATAATAAAACCAGATTAGTAGCCTTAGCGATGCTATGCTTCGCCAAAGCACATGGTACCAAGGATGGAGAATTTTATATATCCTCTGTTGGACTAGGAGCATGGCTTAATATAAACCGCAAAACACTCAGAAATAAATATATCAATGAACTGATTGAATACGAATTTATAACAGAGATAGAGAAGCCGCAGAATAATATGCGTTGGGAGAAATCATATGATACCCAATCAACCCAGTACCGAATCAACTTCCCCATACATAATTCAGGCAATGCGACTCTGGTGAATAACGATGTGCGGATATTGTTCTCTGAGGTTTTCTGATCGTAGTAATGAATACTAAAAATATGTCCCTATTTCAATGTCCGCTTAGATATGGTCGTTTCTATATGGCCGTTTCTATGTGGGCATTTCTATGTGGGCAGTTTTATGTGGCCTGTTGATTTATAAGGATACGGAGGACAGTTAATGTATGAGTCATTTGATTTGATGATACCAAAAAACCTAGAAACAATGCAGCTCCCCGCTCCCGAACTATTGTCATTCTATAGGGATATAGAACGCAGAATAATTTGGGTGGATGTTGGCATTGACGAAGGTTTAATTGAAACAGTGAAATGGATTCTGCGATGGAACCAAGAAGATGAAGGCAAACCTAAAGATGAACGCAAACCTATTCGGATGTTTATCTATTCCCCTGGTGGAGACTTATACGCCACCTTCGCATGTGTGGATGTAATGCTGACAAGCGAAACACCAATCATAACAGTAAACATGGGCATGGCTATGTCAGGCGGGTTTCTTTTATTGCTGGCTGGCGAAAAACGATATGCCCTTCCACATTCTACAGCTATGTTCCATTCCGGCAGCGCAGGCTTTGAAGGGAACGCCGCGCAGGTTGAAACAGCTACCAAGTATTACAAAAAGCAATTGGAACAAATGAAGGTATATACCATAAACAGAACAACCATGAATACTCGCACCTACAACAAATATAAAGACAGCGACGGTTGGGTGGATGCCCAAGAGCAGTTAAAGCATGGGATAGTCCATGAAATCGTAAGCAGCATGGCAAACTTACTAGGTTAAGGAGAGATGTAATGATTAATAATTTTCTATGCGAAACATGTGATAAAAATGCAGTGTGCAAAGTGACGGACATACTTTATAAGTTCCACGAAGATAACAAGAAGTCATTAGGTGTTGCTATCACAGTAGATAGCTGCGCAAACTACGCCGAAGATAGTGCGGATGCGGGTTAAGACCAATGGACACTGCAAGGAAACCGAATGAAGGTGTGTTGCAATACTATCATCGGCTCAAAATCGGCGCTGCGGATAGTACATATGACTTGGAGCGGTCTGAGATTTATGCCCTTCTCTATGGCGAGGCAGTATCCGCAGACCATGCACGAAAGGCATTGCGCATACTGGACTTAACTCTGGATGCCGAAGGTGATGCACCTCAAGAAAGTAGCGGACCCCAAGGGGCCATACCACCAGATAAAGTCACAGTTGAGATCCATAAAGATGGCTCCCAAACTCGCGCTGCATTGGTACGGATGCGCGAGGAGGACTCCAAAGATGTATTGTTTTTGCTCAAAATCCATGGGTACGACCCCGAGTTTTGGGAGTTGACAGGTGCAAGGAACAATATTTGGAACGCATACAGCAAGCAAGACGGCATCATGGAGCTCTACAGCAGCAAAATCACCGTAAAACCTCTCAAAAATGGGCTGGATTATGTAAAAATCGAGGCTCATTTCGATAATTTTGCTCAAAAATACAGTCCAACCGAGGTAAATCCAAACCAATACGAGTTCGGAGCGGAGCTTTTGGTGCCTTGTCTGTTCGATGTTCACTTCTCTAAGCTAGGCGATGAGGATGAGACAGGGGAGAAATATAATTGGGGGATTGCTCGTGAACGAGTGCTGCACAGCATCCAATCATACATAGATAAGCTGCAACATCGCAAGTTTGAAAAGATATTTTTCGTCATCGGCAACGACTATTTTAACAGTGAGCCTAGCGGTAACACGATACATGGCACCAAGCAAGACACCGACCTTCGCTATAGCGCCATGTTCAACAAAGGTGTCGAAACCCTTATTGAAGCCACGGATATGCTGTCTCAACTCGCTCCGGTAGAGGTAATTCTGGTCCAAGGCAACCATGCAGGGTATACAGAGTACTATGCGGCCTGTGTTTTGGGCGCTTGGTACCGACAAAGTACCGTTGTAGCAGTAGATTTTACGCCAACACCACGAAAATATAGACGTTTCGGCAAGAATTTACTGGGTTTTACCCATGGCGACAGTGAAAAAGATAGGATTTTTGGGTTGATGCAATACGAAGCTGCGGAAGATTGGGGTGCTACGACAACGCGAGAATTTCTTCTTGGTCATTTACACTCTGAAGGAGTATCCGAAAAAAATGGGGTAGTCGTAAGACGCATCCCCAGCTTATCAGGAAATGACCATTGGCATACTAAGAGCGGTTATTCAACTGCCCGTAAACGCAGCATGGCATTTATCTACGATAAAGTGAACGGTCTCAACGAGACCCACTACATAAACATATAAATTTATAAGAGCGCAAAACGCGCTTCTAGGAGTAATTTAATTTGAACAAAAAAGAGCTTGTAGCCGATTTGGCAGTAAGAAGCGAAAACACAAAAGCCGCAACCGAGAGATTCCTTGATGAGTTTGCAGAACTTGTCGTGTCAGTGGTTGCCGGTGGAGGCGTGGTAAGGGTGCCAGGTCTTGGTACATGGGATAGTGTCGAACGGGCAGAAAGGGAAGGCCGCAATCCATCAACGGGCAATCCTATGACGATACCCAGAAGGACTGCACCCAGATTTAAGTTTTCCAAGCGGTTTAAAACAGTGGTTGCCGGTGTTTAGCATATAACCTATAGTTCTATACATAGTCTGGGAGCGTGCTGCAATGGTACGCTTCTTCGTTTATGAAGATTGTATCGCTAATACTCAACCACAATAAAATAACAAAGGTGTGGATAGAAAGTTTATGTTTCTACTTTGTTACAAAACACGGTTTCATTCGTTATAGCACTTTCGAAACAGTATGGAAGAAGTTATACTATCGCCAAAATAAATAGGGTAGAAGCAAATGGCGAAAGCATATTCAATAGATATAAGAACCATATGCCTGATGAATGAACACAGATGATTTCGTTATGAAGCCTTATAAATTTCACCAGTATTAAGTGCTAACTCGTACTAACTGCCAAACAAAATAGCGCAGGTCATTTTTGATAATGACATGCGCTATTTTAATGTAGCATAAAGGAGCGTTTTGCTGAATAACAAAGGATAGTTACATATATCACCCCTATAAACATTTATTAGGAAAAAGACGCTGTTGTTACAACGCAGCTTTTTCCGATACGGTGTATGTCAAGCCATCAATGGCTTTTAACCACAACTCAAATCCTAGCATTGCAACAACTAAACCGAAAAAGAGTATCGGGTTCAAGGGCAGTACTCTAGCTGACCATATGCCGGTAATTATCGGATTAGAGACATTGTGTGCTTGGACACTGTTCCTTGAACCCAATTGTTTTTAAGTGCTACATTGTTGTTCCTTGCTGAGCACATGATAATGCCATCTTATTAAGATAGCAATTACACGCACATAACAGTTGTATTGCGATTTGATAACGGCCTTTACTAAACTCTAACCATGCTACTACCCATTTATCTTGGGGTATAACTTGGGGGGTGACTTGGGGTATAACTTGGGGAGTGGTCTGCTTAACAGATGGAAGTGGCACTATTGTTGTAAATACATCACCTTCCACAAGTGGCGGTTTCTTTCCGCTATACAGTTTAGAGTAGTAATACACAAATTAATCACATTAAAGCAGGAGGTTTATATATGGCACGACTGGCAGAGATAGGAAGCTATGAAGGATTCGTCCATGACGGGGCCAATCTTCTTGCTTTAATCTTCGAAAACATTGAAGAAGTAACCGGCATTAGGATAACTAATGAAAGACTAAGGCATATAACCATCATATCCGACGACGGAGCCCGTTTTAAGATTAACGGCTTCCCCTTTGAGATTAGAAGCAATATATTCTGCACCCCTTCCAATGGTGCCGCGGATTTAATGACCATCAGGGAATTTACCTCACTACAAGACTGCAACGTAAAGATTTACTACATACGATAAGGGGGGCAACAGCGTGGAAGGTTCATTCATATATAACCCCTTTTATCCAAAAGCCGGTGGTGAAGGTAGTGTAGCTCCAGCCTTTAGAATACTAACATTTTCAAATAACGCATCCATTCTTGAAAGAGGAACACCACCGGCAGACATTACATTTAACTGGAGCTTTGCAAATGGCAGCCCTACTTCACAATCAATTACTCCACTCATCGGAACAATACCCAATGCACAGAGAACAACCGTATTAAACGGTCAAGATATTTCCGCGTCTACGACATTTACCTTAAACGCATCAGATGGAAGTGTATCCAGAACAGCGGCTACCCAGGTTACATTTGTAAATCCAATATTTTATGGAACTGTACCAAATAATACACCACATGAAGCCGATATACTCAGCATGGATAAGCGCATTGCTTTGTTTAACCCATTTAGAGCGTCACTGAATATCGTTGATGAGCATAGCTGCTTCGCTTCACCCATGACCAACCCAATAATAGATATTAGGGAAACGGTCTTCGGGCTTAGTATGTTTGGTACATATAACATAATTAATAATGTTCCTCTTACAATGGCCGATGGGCTTGTTGTACCATACATGATTTTGGTAAAGGCAGTGCCTGAACATACGGTGGGAATGAGCATGGCCCTTGATATTATTTTCTAGGAGGTGGTCTAAATGCCGGCAGTATTATTTCCCTCCAGTATATTAACCACAATCAATAGGCCACTTGATGATAAGACAAATGCAATAACGATAGCCGAGCGGAATGCGATACCACTGGCACAGCGTTATCGGGGTATGATGTTGGTTGTGCAGAATGTCGGTGTAGCTCGACCACAGATATTTTGGCTGCCTAGCGATAATCTGACTAATACTGGGTGGGAAGAAATCAAATGGGATGATTTGAGTGGAGCAGGAAATACAAGGGAGTATATACATAAACAAGATATGCCCTCCACTCAATGGCTAATACAACACAACTTTAACTCACCAAACAGAGCATTGAATATCTTTGTTGTAGATGAAGATGGTGAGCAGATTATTGGGCAAGTTAACACACAACTGTCTACAAACAATTTATTAATATATGAATTCGGTGAGCCATTAAAAGGGCAAGCCTACATAAAATTATAAGGAGGAGTGCATATTGGCTGGCATCAAAAGTTTTTCGCAAATTAATATGAAAGTGGCCCCTAAACAGGATACGCATCTGGTTCGCCTAAGAGACATGGTTGACCTTGTAAATACCTTAGAGGCAGAACCTGTCAGGGTAGTTGCGACTGATTCATTGACAAACCTAGCAGGATCCGGGGTTACGGTTACATATGACAGTGGACCTTTCACCAATGCATCGAATCAAGTAGGAAGCGGTCGTTTGATTTCTGACATACTTTCCACACCTTTCGAGGTAGATGGACTAACGATTGAGCTTGGCAACCGCATATTAGTTGCGGGAGAAGTTAACGAAACGCACAACGGCATCTACGTTGTTGCCGCAATTGATGGGAGCGGCTTTGTACTGGAGCGGACATTTGATTTTAACGATGCGCTAAATATTCGCAATGGCTTAGTTGTTCCTGTATTGGCAGGCGATACGTATGCTGATACACGTTGGGAAACCGTACTCGGAGATACCTTCTTCGTGCTACACGAGACAGAAGTTGAATTTAGCAGAATCATTGTTGACATAACAAGGGTCGTTGAAATGACTTTCGATATTGAGGGTGATGATACGACAATGATTTATAACATAACGCATGACCTTGATTCCATGAATGTTACTCACGAAATTTACGATGATGAAGGTGATACTGTCTTAATAGAGTTCCGGCGAGTAAGCGCAAACGCATTAAGGCTTTCCCCTGGTGCGCCATTGGGCATAGGCAACGATTTGGTACTGGTTATCAGAGCCGAAGTCAGCCCGGATTGAAATAACAATTTATAACATAGGAGGTATATACATATGTCTGGAATAAGAACATATATCCAAACTGATATGCGTGTCGCACCTACGCAAGATAACCATTTAGTGCGTATGCGCGATATGATTGAATACGTTAATGCATTGACTACCGAAGCGGTTCGCGTTGTTTTAACCGATAGCTTTGACGGTACATATGACAGTGTTTCTCAAATATTTGTAGGCACTGCCGGGTCTGCGGCCATGGATATTGACGGCGTTGATACTTGGAACGACGGCGACCGCATTCTCCTTGCAGGGCAGTTAGACAAAACACAGAATGGCATTTACGTTGTCACCGATACAGGTGGCGGAATACTAACATTACAGCGTGCCGATAACTTTAACAGCGTGACGACTATTATCAACGGCCTTATTGTGCCTGTGCTTGAGGGCGATGTCTATGGCATGACCCGTTGGCGTACAGTGCTTGGCGGAACCCCTTTTGTTTTGGATTCTACAAACATCGAATTTATCAAAGAAGTCGTTGACTTAACCAGAGTTGTTGAGATGACCTTCGAACTCGAAGGCGATAACGCAATCATGGAATACAATATCACTCATGCTTTAGGTACAAGACATGTTACCCATGAGCTTTATAATGCCGATGGCGATACCGTTGTCGGCGGGTTTAGGCGCTTGAGCATAAATGATGTAAGAGTCACCTTCGGTGTGCCGTTGGGCGAGGACAACGATTTGACATTGGTGCTTAGGGCTGAAGTAGACCCTGCTTAAATAAACATAGTTGAATAATTATCCTAAATAATAGTAGGGCTGCTTACTTTGAGCAGTCCTGCTTTGTTTTAGTTTAATAGGAGGTATGATTTAATGTCAGGAATGAAACATAAGTCTCAAATAAACATGGGCGTATCTCCTACAGAGGATAATCATGTTGTACGTTTACAAGAATTAAATGAAACCAGTAAGATATTAGAACTTGCAGATGATGTTCTTGAGAAATTAATTAATGACCTGCAAATTAAGGTTAATAATATAGTATCAGGGAAGATAAGTGTTGACCCTGATAGTCCCCGCATTTCTTTAACAGAGATAACAGACCCTGAAGAAAATCTATTATATTTTATTGGGCCTACACATCCATACAGTGTATACATGTGGGTAAGTAATCAATGGAAATCTTTTGGTACAACCAACCTTGATTTAACTCCTTACATTAGATGGGATATGGTTGGTGTTGAAAATGGAGTAGCTGCGTATGGACATGAACATCTTGCTTCTTATATTGATGTCGAAAATTCAATAATTGATGCTGTTCAACTCGAAAGATTTAGAGTTATATCAGGCAAAGGTAAATCTGTAATGGCTATTAAAACAGATGGGACGCTTTGGGCGTGGGGTGATAATTCTAATGGGCAGCTAGGTCTTGGAAACATTGGTTTTGTTAATATTCCAACTCAGGTTGGAACGGATAATGATTGGTTGGTTGTTAGTGTAGGTTATACTCACTGCATGGCTTTAAAAATAAATGGTATACCTGAAGAACAACGACTTTGGGGTGCAGGGTTATCTCAGTTTGGAGAACTAGGATTGGGTACCGGAGTGGGTAGTAGAACACTAATTAATATTAGCGCACCAATAATAAATAATAGTATGTTAATAGATGACTGGGGATGGGATGATGTAAGATTCACTGGAAGGCTTCTATGCGGAAATGGTAATTCATATGTAGGAGTTATGTTCCGTGATTGGTGGGATATGAACCTTGTCGTTGTCGGTAATAATTCACATGGGCAATTGGGAATCGGCGAAATAAACATAGGTGGAATAGTGACTACATGGACACCATGGCAGTGGATCAGTGGTTGGTTCGACCCATGGGGTATTGAAAGTATGCACTGTGGAGTAGACTTTACAGTGTTTATGGTAAATAGTTGGCCTATGGTGTGTGGAAATAACGCTAATGGGCGTACTGGTCTTAATACCAATGTAGGTATTACATCAGTTTGGACAAATGTTCAGCCTCCTGTGATAACAAGTGCTGATAATAGATGGGCAGAGCATCTGTCTGTGGGTGATACCCATTGCGCCTGTGGTTTTCCTAATGTGTCAGGAGTTATGATGCTTTGTACCTGGGGGCGGGGATTGGATGGCAGAACTGGGGCTGGTAATCAAAATGACCGTTTAATACCAATATCTACTGGTAATATTCAAAATCTTCGCCAAACTGCTTGTGGCAGCAATTTTACGTTGGTTAGAGATGAAAATAATATAGTTAGGTTTACTGGTGCAAGAAGTGCTGGGCAAGGAAACTCGCCATTAGTTGCAAATCAACTCACATTCGTTATATGGACAAATATAGTTTCAACTAATATTTATGCAGTTGGAGAATCTTCTTTTGTACAAAGAGGGGCAAGATTATTTGCAACTGGTTTGAATGACCAAGGGCAGCTTGGATTGGGCGTAACAGATAATAATATAAGACAACTTGCACTTGTTCGATTACTTAGACGTGAAATTACTGGTTCGGTAGAAAAAATATTGCAAATCATAATGGATGAATTAAGTGTTGTAAGTGTTGCTAGAGGCGGCACTGGAGAAGATGGTAGTTTCACAACAGGAGTTCTTGCTGGAGGCAGCTTTGCACCAGGCCCAGCATCATTCAGGCATCTTACCTTACAAGACTTACCTCCAAATCTACGTATGTTCCCACAAATGCCAACAGCCCTGGGTCGTCATGAATTGATACTAGATGGACAATCAGGTTGGAGACATCTTCAATGGATTAGAAAAGGTTTGCCTCAACAATTTTCGTCATGGGCTCAGCCTACTCCTGCAAGTTTAAATTCAGGTACATGTGTAGAACCAGGAATATATATTCTTCCATCTAACTGGCCTAGTACGGTGAGCTTTCCTGCAAACTTTCCTCCTACGACTTTACCAGCTATTAATACTACGGTGCGCTATCTTGAGGTATCACTTATTATGGCTGGGGTCATTATACAAAGAATGACGTTGATTGATACTAGGGTTAATGGGCGCACCGAAATTTGGATGCGTGTTAGACGTAGCAGTGTGATTACAAACTGGACAGTCTGGGAGCGCATTGACGGAAGCCGTAACGTGAGTAGTGATGTTCCAAATATTATTCAAGTAAGGATTCCTGGTAATATGTCTAACCCACCACCAGATAATACAGGTGGCATTGGTCAATGGGGGCCACATGAAAATGCTTCCGAACAAGTAGATATGGGAGCAACGATTATTTTAGACCGTCCTGCGCCAGCGAATTGCTTTATACAGTTTCATCGTTACTCTGGAAGAACAGGAAGCCGAGGCCGTAATAATCATGGTTGGAGCGGAAGGCGTATAAGGAAAGCATTTAGACCGATAGATATAAATAGTGCAAGAGCTCATGGGCAAGGGTATTGGGTACTTCCAGTGCCAGAAGGAGCAACAACAATTTCAACATCATCACTTAGACAGTTATATCGCCCTGAAAGACTTAGGGGGCCAAATACAGAGGGTTCTCATACCCGCCAACCCAGTAATCTATATAGGGGTTTAGGATTCCGTAATTTAAGTGATGGCTTCGTTAATAGGCGTTTTGCAAATAAATGCACATATAAATTTAGCGTGGTTGTCATGAATGGTAGTCATACCGCTGCAATAGCATCAGGTTCAATTTCTTCTGAAACACTTGAAATAATGAATTGGATAACACATCCAAATAATATGTCATGGAGACCAGGAGGTGTTGGTGCGCCATCCGATGCAGATGTTTGGGCTGGTGGCGTTTTAGAAGTGCCAAATTTTGCACGATTATCTGTGGCAAGAGTTTATTAAACAACATCATAAGTGAGGACATAGAATTACCTCTAATAAATGGGGGCTAGGCCGGGGCCGAGCAATCACGCCGCTACCGATAAAAGAGGAAAGAGCGGGGCCGAGCAATTATGCCGCCGCCGGCGCATCAGAATAAGTTCAAACGATAACATAAAGTGAGAATGGATTCTTATGCGAGCGGGGCCGAGCAACTACGCCGCCACCGGCACGGTGTCCATGCGTTGAGGCATTTTTATATTCGCAACTATTTATATCCAAAGGGGACTTGCAACTATGCAGGGCCCCTTTACTATTTAACATAGAAAATGAGCCGCAGTAAGATGGCGAAAAGAGGTGATGCATATTCAGGGTATAGAATGGATTGAGTTATTAATCGCCATGTTGCTATCTACAATTGGCGGAGTGATTCGTAAGTTTACAGAGCTTGAGCGCAACCCTGGTCAACAGATAACCCTCCGTCAGTATATGCTTTCTAGTGCTATCTCTTGTTTTATCGGTATCGTTATGTATGCATTGTTAAGGCACTTCGATATAGCGATGCTGTTGATTATTGCGGCAGTGTCCATAGCCGGATTTATCGGAAGCCCGGTAATCCATGTGCTTTCATCCGCATTTATGAATCGCCTTAAAGATAAAACAGGCGTGGACAGAAAAGGGGGCTAGAAAAACAATGAGAGAGAATAAAACTTATATATGGTCTGCCGCAGGGTGTGCCGTGTTCATGATGATAGGATTAATCTGTTGGTATGTGTTATGTACCATTGTCGGGTTAGAACTTTCATATTTTATTGTTGCACTCGTAAACTTTATCGGCTTCATAGGACACGGAATAACAAATCAACTGATTCGTAGATTCGTTAAGAAGGGGCCGAGGAAAGATACAAGGCATCATTAGGGGGATATTTTTATGTCTGGAAAAAGAAAATGCCCCCTGTTAAAGTTTGTGTTTTATTTTGTGACGGTTATTTATGCGTTGACATGGGCGCTTGTTATATATGTGTTGTTTACCGATGGGGCCTTCCATGAGGAGCTGCTTAGGTATACGAGTGTTTTATATGGAGTTGTATATGGGTCCTACTGCTGTAAATCGGCTTATGAATATAAGGCAGATAAACTTGAGTCATACGGAAGGTACGAAGGCGGTGACATTAAATAAGCAGTACGAATAGAAGTAATGCACGAAGTTCGCATATATCGGATTATTACATAACCCCTGTTGATGACATAAAATTATTTCTTAGAGAATTTGAATCAGCGGAAAATGTTGATTGGACAAGTTGCTGCATTCTTGATCCTTGTGCCGGTGGCGATGGCAGACATGGGATGAGTTACCCCGTTGCTTTAAATGAAGAGTTTAATGTTGGGCAAATTAAAACAATAGATATCCGAGATGACAGTCTCGCTGAAATAAAAATGAATTACCTCGAATACCGAGCAGATGAAAAGCTAGACATTGTTATAACAAACCCTCCGTTCTTTATTGCATTGGATGTTATTAAAAAAGCATTGAACGATGTCCGCGATGGAGGATGGGTGATTATGCTTTTAAGGCTCAACTTCTTCGGCAGTAAACAGCGCAAGCAGTTTTGGGATACATACATGCCGAAGTATGCCTTTGTTCATCATAAACGGTTAGGCTTCACAGGTGGGGGCGGCACCGACAGTATTGAATATATGCACTGTGTCTGGCAGAAAGGGCATTATCCGCAGTTTTGCGGCCTAAAGGTTATTTGACAGAGATGATAAGAACAAATCATTTATAAAAGCAAACATATAAATTTTGATATTGACTCCGACACTATAAGGGGGGATGCTATGCCGAACAAGATGAGTCCTAAGATACGGTTTAAGAATGAAGCAAAGTTAAAGCAAATAAATCCTGAAACAATGAAGCTTTGGAACAGATACAAAATGGATATGACATTGCGTGAATTGTCTGCGAAAACAATAGCCGCCTACGAAAATGATTTTGAACACTTTCTTATTTACATCTACGATAACTTTGACAATAAATGTATCACGGTTATGACCGAGGAGGAAGTAACGGAGTTTTTCTATTTCTGCAAGGTGCAGGGTAACAATTCCCGTAGGATAAAGCGGCGAATGTCAACTATTTCGGCTTTCTATAATTATCTGCGGAAAAAGCGAGTCATAGTTGAGCATCCTATGGAGTTCATTGATAGGCCCAAGAAAGATGTGGATGTAATCACCCAAACATTTCTTACCCAGGACCAGGTTAATCTAATGAGAGCGAAGCTGAAAGAGCATGGTGATTTGGATTTATGCTTATACGCCATGTTCTCATTATCAACCATGGCAAGAATCAACGCGGTAAGCTCTGTTCGTTGGGAGCAGATAGACTTTGAAACCCGTGTCATTAATGAGGTGCTTGAAAAGGAAGCAAAGGTTGTAGTGCTTTACTTCAGCAAAGAGGTTAAGAAGTTGCTATTGAAAGTTAAGGCACAGCGGGAGAAGCAAGGTATAAATGATAACGGATGGGTGTTCTATAGCCGCTTTGAAAAGAGTGTTGGGGCTGTATCCAATGGAACGCTAAACCAATGGTGCAAGAAGATTGGACAAATGATAGGCGTACCGACACTGCATCCACATGATTTTAGACATAGCGGGGCTACGCTACTAAAACATAAAGGGATGTCTCTTGAAGATGTAAGTAGCTTGCTGAATCACTCGGGAACTGATGTAACAAAGAAGTTTTACATAAGGGAAGATAAGACCAAGATACAGCAAGAGAAAGATAAGTATGAGATATAGGTTAATACTCTCAACATATGGAGTATTTATCCCGCCCTTGATTTACGAGGATGTATTGGTACATCCTCCAAGCTCTTTTGGACTTCTTCAATTGCACGCAACATGTCTTCTCTATGCTGAGGGTCTAAAATTGCCCTAGATGTCTTAGAGTGTAAGGATTCTAAAAAATCATGCACCGCATAATAAGCTTGAGTTAAATCATAATCATGCAATTTTTCTTTGTAGTTTAGGTTAATTGTCCGAACAGAAATATCTCTATATCTATATAAAATAGGATACAGTATTTCAACCGTTTCAGCATAAGCCCTATCCTGTTTTAACTTCTCTTGTCTTGAACGGATACGCGAAATAACAGATGGAACTGCAATGGCAACGCCCATTATTGAAGCTATTGCTCCGACATAATGAATATCCATGTCCTCTCTCCTTTGTCTGACGAACAAACGTCAATCGTTTACAAAGTATGAGCAAGGACAGGAAAAGATGACAAAAAATATAGATTTGTTTACACTACAGAGTCATACAAAAATGTTGTAGTTAAACCGAATGAATCTCCTAAATCTACCCTAAGTCTCAATATTTTATAAACGAAAAACGCAAATCCCTCCATTTGCCTTGCTGTCGGCACGGAATTTGTACATTCGCTCATAAGTTGAACGGCCTCCTTTGTTAGGGCAGGCGGTGTGGATGCACCGACTGTAATATAAAAATAGCATACAGATAATGGTATGTCAATTACATAGTCACATGACGGATAGGAGTCTCTAACCCCTAATCCAATACCTACTAAAAATAAACAAACCAACTAATGCCGAGGTTTGGTAGGGGTTTTTGACGGCATGAAAGAGACCGCTTGACACGTTGTTTCACTCAGTTGGAGAGTGACCGTGGATGGTTCGTGGTGAAAATCCTAGATTCACGATAAGCCCATCCCAATTAGGACAGCGATATCCGAATTATAAAAAATCGTAATTATACTATTAGGGGGACATGATGTTATTAGCTTGCTTTGAATGTGGAGAAACATTTCATGATGATGAATTAAAACCATACATAGAAACACATGGCTTAGATGCTCCGCCCTACGAAGAATATTATGCGTGTCCCCATTGTGCCGGGGCTTACGCAGCAGTAAGCGAATTAGATTATTTAATGGAGTAACTATTATGGGAAAGCCGAACGCAGTACCAAGGCATACAAAGAAATCAAGCCTAACAGCGCCACCGAAAGAGATTACTGAGGATAAAGTTTACTGTTGTACAAGCTGCGGAAAGGACTACAAAAAGCTAAGAGGTAACTTCAGAGCAAGCCAATCCCCCTTCTTTAAAGGATGGGGGTATATCCCCATTTGTATTAAATGCCTTGACTATTACGAGAAGGAATATACGGAACGATTGGGCAATAGCGACGACGCTATAAGGCGACTTGCTCTGCATCTTGACTTATACCTTGACGAGTCCCTTCTTTCAGCCAGCAGGAAGATTACCGCTACTCAAAGCCGTATCGCCGGCTATATAGCAAAGGCAAACCTGCTTCAATACAAAGGCAGAACCTACGACACATATTTAGAGGAGCTTGCTGAAGCAAAGCGCTTGAATGACAAAATTGAATCAATAGAAGACCTTGCAAAAATTGAAGAGGAAATTAATCAAGCGACCTTGGACTTTTGGGGTATGGGCTTTGGGCCAAGTGATTATGTCTATCTTAATAATAAGTATGGAGAATGGACGAACCGGCACGAATGCAAAACCCAGGCACAGGAGAGTCTTTTCCAAAAACTTTGCATGATAGAGCTGCAAATGACCAAGGCCACGCAGAAAGGCGAAAAGATTGACGGGTTGATTAAGTCTTTCAATGATACCCTCGGGGCTTTAAATATTAAACCCGTACAAAATAAAGATAATTCTTTAGCTGACCAGAACACATTGGGGACTCTTATTCAAAAATGGGAAAAAGAAAAACCGGTGCCGGACCCCGATCCCGAATGGGAAGATGTAGACGGTATTAAAAAATATGTAAATACATGGTTTCTAGGACATCTATGTAAGATGCTAGGTGTTAATAATTCGTATAGCCAGTTATACGATGCGGAGATTGCTAAGTACACGGTTGAGAAACCTGTGTATGAAGCTGAAGAAGAAATGTCATATGATGATATCTTCGGGAAGAAGGAATCTAAAAAAGATAATGCCTTAGACGATATATTAGGCGGTGAGGAGAGTATCGGATAATAAGATAATTAAAACTGACAAAGACCTTGAACAAGAACAGTCTGAAAAGATAATGCAGACTGTGGCTCGCAAGACAGCATACTTCCGCGCAAACCCGCATCGCTTCTGTAGCGAATATCTTGACATTAAATTAAAGCTGTTTCAAAAGATTCTCCTTTTCATGATTAACATAAGCACCAACTTTATGTACATAGCAGCGCGGGGCCAGGGTAAATCATTTTTAATAGCAATCTTTTGTGTAGTAAGGTGTATCCTTTATCCAGGTACCCGTATATGTTTAGCTTCAAAGGCCCGGAAGCAAGCAACGGAGATACTTGAGAAGATAACGGCGATACTCATGCCCAATTCGGAGAATCTGCGGAATGAGATAAAGGATACCGTTATTAACCAAGCCACGGCGCATATAGAGTTTTATAATGGTTCAAAGATTATTGTAATAACCGCAAACGACAACGCACGAAGTAATAGAGCTAACATATTAGTTGTTGACGAGTTCAGGCTAGTTGATAAGGACATTATTGATAAAGTTCTTAGAAAGTTTTTAACTGCCCCACGGCAACCGGATTATTTAACCAAGCCTGAGTATTCTCATCTACAAGAACGCAATAAAGAAATGTATTTGAGCTCGGCCTGGTTCCAGTCCCATTGGAGCTTTGAAAAACTTAAATCATATGCAGCTAATCTAATAAATGAAAAGCGTAGGTACTTTGTTTGTGGGCTGCCGTATCAACTATCAATAAAAGAGAATCTTTTGATGAGGGACCAAATTGAAGATGAAATGTCAGAAACGGATTTCAGTCAGCTTGCCTTTGAAATTGAGATGGGCTGTATGTGGTTCTCCGATAGTGACGGAAGTTTATATAGCTACGATAACATATCTAAATCACGTAAGATTAGATTCGGTATATATCCTCCGTCTCTGGCAAACAAGCTTAATGACAAGCGAATCAAGGTACAGCCACGATTAGAAAATGAAAAGCGAATCCTGTCCCTTGACATAGCGCTAATGGGATCAGGCAAAGGAAAGAAAAATGATGCCTCATCTATATTCATAAACCAATTAGTACAGGTGCAAAACCATAGTGACAGATTTACAAACAATATTATTTATACAGAAAACCACGAAGGTATTCTTACAGAGCAGTTAGCCCTGTTAACACGCAGGCTGTTTCATGAATTTGAATGTACCGACTTGGTTATCGACTGCAAAGGTGTAGGCCATGGTGTACTCGAAGCTATACAAAAAGATATATATGATTCTGAATCCGGCGAAACATATGAAGCGTTAAATGTACGCAATAATGACGAATGGGCCGCAAGGTGCTTAGTCCCGAACGCCCCTAAGGTCATTTGGGCAATTAACAATCAAACAGCCAAGTTTAACTCGGATTGCGCCCTTGGTCTGCTAGAAGCATTTAGGCAAGGAAAAATACGTTTACTGGTATCTGAGTATTCAGCAGATGAGGAATTGAGTGAGCTTAAAGGCTACATTAATCTGCCATTAGAGGACAAGCTGAAATTCCTTGCGCCGTACACCCATACAGGGTTGCTTATCAATGAACTAATAGGGCTTGATTATGAGGCTAAAGACGGAATTGTAAGAGTAAAAGAAAAGTCGGGTGAGCGTAAAGATAGATATAGCTCCTTGAGTTATAATATATGGGTTTCAAGGCAGCTTGAAGCTGAGTTGAAAAAACCAAAGAAAGCCTTTGACCCAGCAAAGATATTATCCCTTGGCCGTAAAGCAAGCCCATATAAAAAATAATGAAGAGGAGGTGGTTTTGATTGGTGCATCAAAAAAGAAGGCGTGGCAGGCCAAGAAAGAATCCTGTTCCTGCTGAATCCAAGCTAGAGTTGACAGAACAGCAAAAACATATGAATGCGTTGAGTGCATTGTTTACGAGGATTCAGCAGGCGCAGCCAGTAATAGAATATCGGATTAAGAACTACACCGATGATGATTTGGAAAGATACCTTGCTGATATCGTAAGGTTTCAATCACAGCTAATTGATATTAACAACTATGCTTATATGGTTTTGGGGCTATTCCGTGACTTGGTGGATTTCTATGTAAAGCCTATTCTATATCGCTGGACAGTTAATACTCAAATAAAGTATGGCTTTGACCAGTATACACAGGATCCGTTGGCGTTCCATAAAGATTATACGGCCTACGCGACTAAGCTGAATCAACTTGACTTAGGGCGAGAGCTGCACCGGATTCTTTTAAGGATGTTTCTCGAAGATGCGGTTTTTGGATATTGGGTCGAAGAAGAAGATAGCAGTACAATATTCTATTTGCCCAGTGCATGGTGTGTATTAAGAAAAACTACTAACGGCAACTGGACCTACCTGTTAAACACCGCTCGTATCAGCCAAAGAGACATAGATATATTACCTCCTGAACTCGCTGCCATTGTAAGAAGGTATAAGATAAAAGGCGGCTTAGATGCATTGGCCCTAATCCCTTTTGAAAAGCAGGTTTGCTATAAATACAATGACCATACCAATATAATCTTTCCTCCGTTTACTCATGTTTTGTTGCTGATTATTGATTTAATGAAAGCGAAAAGATTAGCCTTGTCGCAAATGGAAAATGATGTGGTTAATCTTATTCAAATGCTTATACCAAGCAGCGATAAGGAAGACGACCATCTCAGGTTCACAGACCCTATCATTGAAAAATTCGCTGTAGGCATTCAAGACCTTCTTACTGAAAACAACGCTATATTACCAACTCCCATGGATTTAAAAGTCCTGGATGTAAAGAAGAACAACAATGTTGATAGCAATATAGTAAGTGATGCTTTGAATGCCTACCATAATGAGACTGGTATTCCCAGATTCGGTGGGAGCAACACAGCCGCGGAGATGAAACGGGCGCTTGAATTTGCTGCATCAAAGGTCTATGTCATCTTAGACCAAATCTCATCTTCTATTAATCTAAAGATGAAATGTGATGGGTTTATATACGACTATTATGAGTTTGTATTCAGAATACTACATATGACGCGCTTTAATGAAATTGAAGTCCAGGAAAATATGCTGAAGCACTCACAGGCCGGAGCGATAAATAAAATTGAGCTGGAAGCGGCTAGAGGTAATAACCCCAGTATGCTTCTTGGTCAATCCTATACCGAAAATGTTGTATATAGAAGCATGTTTGAAAACTTAATAGTTCCTCCCTCAAGCCATACACAGTCATCGGGCGGGAGACCGGAAAGCACTGGTGAACTAAGTGAATCAGGGACACAGGCCAGGAGCAATGATACAAACAACCCTGATAACAGGGCTACATAATAGGAGTGTTAGAAGTGAAGAAAGTAATTCTGGTAACAAATATGACTAAGGTTGAACTGCTTGAAGGTGCGGGGTTTCTGTCCTGCGGAAAAAGAGATATAGACGGTAAGACAGCGTACCAATTTGTCGTGACCGATGAACTATTCAGTTTATTAAACGATAAAATGATGTTTAGTAAGAAGGATTATGTGTATGACACGAAATTAACTTTTTAGGAAAGGAGCGTGATAATCCCTTGGATAAGAAGAAGCTAGAGCAGATTCGTTATCGTACTAAGTTTGAAGTAGTCAAAAATAGTATCACACGAATTAACCCTGAGTTTAGCCTGTGTACGATTTTAGTTGCATACCACGGAGATAACCGAAACCATAGTTCCATTTCAAAAGAAATCTTTGAAAAATGCCTATGGACAATATACGGAATACCTATTGTCGGCGAGTGGGTGCAAAAAGAAGAAGACCCGACCAAAAACACATGGGGCAGCCATGGCGGTAGAATTATTTTAGATGACCAGGGAATCAGGTATGAACAGACCACAAAGCCTTTTGGTTTTGTTACCGAAGAAGCATATAAAAATGCAACATGGGTAGAGGTGCTTGAGAAGGATGGCCATACCAAGAACGAATATCTAAAGCTTGAAAGATGTATCCTTTGGAATTCGAGGTATGAGGAGTGTAACAGCATCCTTGATGATAACTTCGGACAGAGTATGGAGTTACAAGTTAATGAGGGCTACTATAGAGAAGAAGATTATTATTTCGTAATCGAAGATTTTACCTTTAGTGCGCTATGTATCCTTGGTACCGCCGAGCCATGTTTTGAATCCGCAATGATTGGCAGGCAATACGAGTTAAGCCAATTTAAGAAAGAGTTCCAGTTAATGATGGAAGAGTACAAACGATTAAACGCAGAGAGCAATCCTGCTTTAAAAAATAACGACCCACAAGATCCAACTGAACCTGCTGATGCTGGCAGTGGTGGACAGGGTGTAAATACCGTAGAGCCTGCTGACGGCGAGGCCCCTGCACACGCAGTACAAAATAATTCTATTGAAGAGGAGGGTGTCGAATTGGGTGAGATATTATTTTCTGAAGTATGTGCCAATATTAAGGAGCAGATAGCCAAGCATGTATTCAGATATAGAACTGGCAAATCGTATGAGAAGTATTTCATTCTCGCTATAAATGAAGCAGATAAGACAATTACAATTGTAGACCGAGAAGCTTTGTATGCCGCTTTCAAAGTTCCTTATGTAGCGTCACAAACCAAAAATGATGGCCTGATTGTTAATCTTGATTTTGATAACAAGGCCGAGCTGGTGCTTGGTGCCGTTGAAAAAACGGAGGCTGTTTTTAGTGGTATAGGTGATGAAGTTGCTATGTTTGCAAAAGATGCTTCAGAGTATGACGTAGGCATTCACAACACCGCTGAGATAACAAATCTAACGGCCCAGCTTGCATCAGTCACAAGCAAATATGAAACTGCTCAAAGCAAGATTGTTGAGTTGGAAGGCCATCTTGCAATCTTTGAAAGAGAAAAGAAACAGTACATGGAGCAAAAGCACCGAGACATTATTGATGCGCTGGTGGCTTCCCGCAGAGATGAAATGGGCAAGTTTTCTGAGTACTTGGAATACTGCGTTGATATGGAAACCAAGTACGCCAAGACGGTTGAAGAAGTGGAGAAAGACCTTAAAGAAATCCACTATAACTTTATGCTGAAGGCTCAGCCTGGAAGTAAGAAATCCTTTTCTGGTATTGAAATTCCTGTTGCGAACGGTACCGGATTAGAGGGTAGTGCTATAGCTGAGCGCTATGGCGCAGATATGGCCAAATATTTTTCAAACTGATTTAGGAGGTAATTTGACTATGGCAAATGGTTTATATGGTATTTTTGAATCATCCCTTATCACTGCAAGAAATTTTTCTTTCAAAAGTGATATTAATTTAGAAAACGGGATGCTAGTACATAAAGGCGCGGTGGTGGATGAAGTACAAGGAACAGAGGTTTACCATGCCGTTCTTCCTACCGCCGCGAGCATTGCCAGTAACGAGCCCATCTATGTAGTTGGCAACCCGGCATGGAGTTATGACAGCTCCAGTATTATCAACCAGAACGAAGACAAGTACTACATTCCTGCCGGCAAGATATTTCGTGTTTATGGGCTGAATGTGACCGATAAATTTGCTATTGCCGATTATGGCATTGACGGCGGCAACACTATCGCTGTTGATGAATACATCGGACTGGCTAACGGCGAAGCGCAGCCAGTAGCTTCCGCAACTCTTCCCGCTAGTGGGTTCGCCGCCAGGGTTATTGATATTCGTGATATGGGTCATGAATATTGGGTTGGACAGACGATAGACCAACGCACACGGAAGGTTCGTGTTGAAGTTGTCAGAAACGGTTAGGAAAACAATTTATAAGATAAGGAGGCAGTTTGCATGAAATATGAGATATCAGGTATTGCGAAGATGATTGTAGACTTACGCAATGGCACGTTCCAAGCGTATTCTACCGATAACTCCGCAAAAGTAAATGAGGCCCTTCGTGCTAAGTTTACCGAAATGCTACCCAAGCCAAGACCTAACGGTACATATAAATATAGGGACTTAATGAAGGCCCTCCCGGAAGTTTTCGCAATCATTGAAGAAGTTCTTGACCTAACAATCAATGATGCTTGGAAGTCTGACCCCTTCTACCGTGACTTGGTAGATGCCCGTAATCTTGCCCTTGGCGATAGAAACGAATTTATCATCGAAGACGGCACATGGATTTCCGTAAACCAATTCAGTGGTAACACATGGGATACCGCTCGTGAAAAGCTTAGCGGTCGCAGGAAAATTAGTCTGGATACAAAGTGGTGGTTCGCTCATGTATATGACGACTTTGAAAGGTTCCGTGTCGGTGCTATTGATGTTGAAACCCTTTTAACCAGAATGACCGATGCCTTTGTTCGCCACATAGATACGTTGATTGCCACTGTGTTTAATGATGCGGCCGTTAATCTTCCTGCAACCTTTAGCGTTGCCGCTGCTTTAACAACCCCCGAAATGCGTGAGCTTATCCAGAAGGTAAGAACAGCCTCCGGTAAGAACATTCGCATTATGGGTACTGAAATGGCTATTGCTCCTTTGAATGAGTTAAGCGATGTTAAGTACTCTGAAAAAATGAAGAACGAAATCCATTCGACTGGCCGTTTAGGTAAGTGGATGGGACACACTGTTGTTGAGATTCCGCAATCCTTTACCCCCGGCACTTTTGATTGGGCCATTGACAATGATTCCCTGTTAATCATTCCCGAAAACGACAAGTTTATAAAGTTCGTTGACGAAGGCGAAACCCGTTCGCAAGAAAAGACCGAAGATGATAACCATGACCAAACCTTGTCTTGGCAAGTACAGCGCAAGATGGGCGCCGGTGCTGTTTTCGGTTCCAAGTTTGGTAAGTATACCATCGTTTAAGTAAATACAAATTTATAAGAAGGAGATTCGCAATGGCAAAGAGAACGACAACCGCTAATAAAGAAACGAATGCCGCAGCAGCGGTAACACCCGCTGCAATTGAAAATGTTGTTGTCACTGAAGTTGTTATGCCTGCTGAAGAACCTGTAAAAGAGGATATTGAAACGGTGCTGTCTGATATTAAAGAAATATCAGGCGGCACAGCCTCCGAAGATACAGAGGTTCGGGTAACAAAAAGCAAGCTCAGTGCGACAGATAAGATTCCATGCAAGTCGTTGTTCCATGGTAAGCTTGTTTATACGAGCCCTATAAACGGCGCACGTTGGATATGGAAGGAATGTGGGGCCATAGAAAAAGTTCCCTTAGGCGAGTTAGAAGCCATGAATAACCATAAGCCCAAGTTCCTGACCGATCCGCTAATAGTTATCCTTGAGCCTAGTGTTGTTGAGGATTTCAATTTTGGTGACACATACCGAAAAGTAGCCAGCCTTTCAAAGCTCGGCAAGATGTTTGAAAATGGCTCAATTGACCAGATAAGAAAAGCCGTAAGGGATTTACTTGATGTTGGCATGAGGGATTCGGTAATCGCAGAAGCTCGCAGATGCCGTAAGGATGATACACTTACTAATATCAACGTAATTAACATGCTTAACCACGAATTAAAAACACATATAACATAGAGGTGGTGGTTGCATGGCAACGCCATACAAAGTGTTATTTGATGGAGTAATAGACAGGATGCGCAGCACTGGTCTTGCAAATATAACCGAAGATGAGTTTGATGAGATTCTTTTCAGTTATATAAGACCGGCATGTACAAAGTTTAGGGCTTGCAGGCAAGATTTATCCAGGCGCAATGATGCACTTGCTATATTTGAGATAGAGCTGACCGATGAAGAAATAGAGATATTGATTAACTTTATGTACATAGAGTTTCTAAGCGCAAACTATATCAACGTACCATCCCTATTAAGACAGTCCTTGGTTTCCCGTGACTATCATGCCTTTAGTTCAGCAAACCATTTAAAAGGTTTGATGGATTTGCGCACTACGGTTCAAAGAGAAACAAGGCAGATGATTTCCGTTTATTCACATATTGAATCAGAGCTTTTTACGAAACTGAGAGATAAACAACAGACCGACTAAGAGGAGGATTGTTGGTATGAGTATGTCTGCCTTCGAAAAAATGCAGTTACGGGAAGCGGCCCAAGGCACAACCACTAGAAACGAAATGATATATAACGCCAAATATATCGTTGACAGCCTTTTGCCAAATGACCCCTCCTACAAGGAAGATGTTGAGGTGTTTGGCAAGGGGCGTATTAGTTTACGAATGAATAAGTATAGAGTTCTTGCGGGTACGACTCCGGTAATGAATATACAGGCATCTTTAACAGAGCCCGTCACTTTTACATTGGGTGATGTATTTATGTATGATGGTGGATACTGGATATGTGTCGAAAGTAATAACCGACATGATGTGGAGCGTACAGGCATGGTAGAGGAATGCAATTATCTCTTACGTTGGCAGAATCCGCATACCCTCGTAGTCCATGAACGCTGGTGTTCGGTGCGGGACCCGTACTCACTGGCGATTGATGAAAGAGCCCGGCATGTTGTTACAGGTAATGCGAAGTACAGCATTAAGTTGCCCCATGATGATGAAACGGAACTATTCCATGTAGACAGGAGATTCCTGATTGATATGGCGAACCATGAACCAATCCCTTATTCAATAATTAAGTATGATGCGATAACAAACAAGTACGCTGCCCGAAATGAAGGGTTTACTGTTCTCACACTGAGGGAATCGCAGATAGAGATTGACGATAACTGGGAATTAATGATTGCTAATTATCGTGATCCCAGTATGGCACCATCCACGCCGAATGTGGTGGAAGGTTCATGTACTATAAAATTTAATAATGTACCTGTAGTTAGAGCAGGCGGCACCCCAAAGCCGTTCTATGCAGTTTTACTTGATGGCAATGGCAATTCGATTGATTTTACCTCGCCAGTAAATTGGGAGCTAATACTGCCGCCAGAGTTGCAGAACCAAATTGTAATTTCATACAAGGAAGGAAACGAGATAAGGCTGCAAGCATCAAGGCAAGCTCCTATATGCAGTGTATTTCTTTTAAGAATGAGTGGTAGCCATACCACATATGGAAACTTCAAAGCCGAGTTAGAAATAAACATAGGAGGTATTTTATAGTGGCCTCTACAATCATAGATATTAGCAAGTATAAGATGGAATTACTTTCGGACATATATAAAAACCCAACAATTGTCGAGGCTATAGACAGCCAGCAAACCGAGGTGACACCGGAGGAGCCGGATACGCTGATGTATAGGAACCTATTTCCTTATATGAGGGTTCCCAATGTGCAGAATAAGGCTGATACATACATACTGCTGTCTGTGGATATAGATAGGGTTAATCGCAATAACAGGGCTTACGCAAGGTATCGTTCAACAATATGGGTTATGGCTGGCTTAGACCGGATGCAGATGCCTGAGAAATATAGTGCGACACGAATTGATTACATAGCAGAGGAATTGACGAGAATGTTTCATGGCGTGCATAAATTTGGCTTTAGCGAGTTTGAGTTGTTATCAAGTAATGAAGTTCTGTTAAACGTAAATTACCTTTACCGTGAACTCGTTTTTAGATGTAACGACTTGAGGCAGCCTGTGGCACTATTTTAGGAGCTTTATATGTTTGACGAACTAAAACTATTCCGGCAGTCATCTCTGGGAACGGATTATATAATCACCGACAATATCAAAGTACGGCACCCGACCTTGGGCGACATATGCGAGTTTGGAGAGCAAGAATACTATGGCATGGTCACCGGTTTGACATGCAATCCATCAGCATATAAGGTAGCCCTATGGGATATGGGTATTGATTATACGACCCTTAGTGATTTTGACTTCTTCGCCATGATGAGCCAGAGCTTAACCCATGAGATGACGGCCCCGCTGCTTGGGGATTTGGATTTATCTAAGCTTATATTGGGTAAGAATAATGAAACAGATGAGATTGTTTTATGCACGGATGTAAACGGTGAGCCCCAAGTTATAATTGACAGGGCTATATATTTTCAGCTATCGGAATATCTAAGAAAGATACATGGTTTTGAAAAGGTAGTTGAAATCCCGGCAGACGAACATACAAAGAAATATTTAATTGACCGTGAACGCAAGCGTATAGCAAGACAAAAGAAAAAACCGTACAAATCTATGCTGAAGCCGCTTATATCAAGCATGGTGAATCAACCAGGATTCAAGTACGATTATAGTACCGTGTGGGACTTACCTATTCCTATTTTCAACGATAGTGTTAATAGAGTGCAAAGATTCTTGCACTACGCTCAGACAATGGCCGGCGCTTACGCCGGGACTGTTGATTTGAAGCAAGTTAATAAAGAGGAGTTAAATTGGTTAGGTTAACCTGCTCCCTGCTCATGGACTTGAACATAGTTCATAAATCAGGCATAATAGCGTTATCAGGCAATATGAGGAGGCGCATGTTTGTCACAACCAGTTGAAGACATCATAATGAAAGCAGTCATGGAACTCTTCAAAGGTGATGCAGTCAAGTTTTTCGGAATTAATAAACAGATTGTATCCGCCACGACTATAGCTGCTGCGGCAAGAACAGAGCTAACGCATATTCATATACAAAAGAATATTGATGATTGGATACTGGAAGCAGATGATAATTCATTCATCCATTTCGAGTTCCAATCGGACTATGACCCAAGGGATTTGAGCCGCTTCATGGTTTCGGATGCAATACTGTACTATAGTGTCCAAAAACCTATACGCACCATTATTGTTTATACAGCAGATATAAAGGACACAATAACGGTGCTAGACGCAGGTGCTATCCAATACAGTGTAGATGCCTTTTATATGTCCACATTGGATGGGGACACAACCTATGAGGCTATCCGCTCAAAGATTGCAACGGGCAAGCCTTTAACAAAACAAGATTTGATGTCTATAGTTTTTCTTCCGATGATGATGAGCGATGTGGATAGGGTCACTAGATTTGAGAGGTCCATTTCACTGTCGAAAGAAATACCTGTTGATGATGAACAATTGCAAATTCAGGCAATGCTTCATCTATTGGCGGATAAATTTGTTAAAGACCCGATAATGATGCAAAAATTGAAGGAGATGATTAGTATGTCTGCTCTCACTGAACTGATTCGCCAAGATGCTATTAAAGAGGGTGCTATCGACATAGCCAAGAAATTATTGAGGCGTGGTATTTCCATAGAAGCTGTAAAAGAAGATACAGGATTGGATGAACCTACTGTTGTTGAGCTTCAAAAAGAAGCACATGTTGCTGTATAAGCTTTTGCCTACAACTGAATATCCTATAGTAATGAAATGTACTATGTTTGATTATTTCAGCCGTATCGTTATAACGATGCGGCTGCTTGCGTGTTAAGCAAGAGTACATATTAATCAGACGGATTCCTTTTATATCTAACACACAACGGATAAAATTATTTGTTACACAATAAGCCGCTATGCAAAGCATAGTGGCTATTTTATTTTACATATCAAGGAGGAATTAAATTGGCTTTAGATTTTGATAAGTATAGCATCTCCAGCATAGACAGCATCGTTGGCTTTGACCTTGCTACGAGAGAATGTCTATTTATTCTTGACGAAATCCAAGACGCAACCCTGGAGGGTGATGCCGAACTCGTATGGGCCACCGGTCGCGAAGGTCGGCGCTTGTCCGCACTAAAACGCAACAAGACATGTTCTATCTCCGCAAACAACGGTTTTATCGTTGGCGGCTTGTTGGCACAAACCATTGGCGACCATTCACCCGTAACCGATTTATCAACAGCCACTATCAGCATCCCCGCTTTCGAGCGCATCCAGGTTGGCACTGGCGCGACTACAGTTGAGACCGCTTTTGCCGCAACCGGCGCAGCGGGTAATGAACTCACATGGATTTATAGGGCTAACCGAGACGGTAGCCAGGGCGAAAAATTCCCGCAAGCCGCGGCCGCAAGTGCAACCGAGTTTGCTTATGACCCCGCTACCCGCCAGATTACATTACCTACAGGCGCATTTAGCGAAGGTGACTTTGTTATCGTTTTCTACGATTACCTGACAATGGGCCGCAGATACACAAACCGCTCCGATTCCTACGCCGGTGATGTTTACTTGGTGTGTGACATCATGGTTAAAGACGTTTGTGACGGCACCGTGCAACATTCTAAGCTCGTAATGCCCCGCGTAACCATCAGCGATAACTTCTCATTCACCTTTGGTACAGATATGGCTGTTCAAGCGTTTAGCGCAGAGGCTACCGCTTCCATCTGCGCCGGCGAAAGCGAGTATTTCTACTGGGTATTTCCCCAAGCTGAATAATCGCATAGTGATTTATAAGATTTATGAGGTGAGAGATGGCTTTCGTTGTCTCTCTCCTTTTAATCGGAAGAGGAGGTAGCGATTATTAGGACTAAGAAGCCTAACAGCTTATGTAAAAATATTAACTGCCGCAAAGCATTTTATGCCTGTGGGTATTGCACGCATAAATTAGCGTGGAGGGCAGTTGCATGTAGCCCTGAATGTTATAACGAATATATAAACCAAGTTGCAGCAGCACGAGCGGTAAATAAAGAAGTAAATCTTCTGCCGGAGCGTACCGATATGACCGAAGCGGAAGTGCAAGCGCTTATAGCAACACCTACGGACGAGGTTATTGCTGCTGCCAAAGAAGAGCTAAAGGATTACACTGAAGACCTTAATACTCTTGGGCTTGGCGAAACCATTGATAAAATCAACAGTGAGATTGATGAAGGCCAAGCTGTGAAAGTAGAGCAGGTTGAGTACATTCATTTATCAGACGCGGGTGTGCAGGGCAATAAGAAAGGCGGCCAACGCAAAGATAAAAAATAATTAGAGACAAATAAAAGATAAGTAGGGTACGCAGAAGTCCAATTGTACCCTACTTTTTTTGCAACATGGAGTTGATGATTATAAGAATCCTGGCTATAGACCAAGCGAAAACAACTGGCTACGCAATATATGATGAAGGTGTATTAGTTGGCCACGGTGCAATCACGCTCGGAAGAAGGGATGATATATACGAGGATATTTTATTCTGTGCAAAGGAAAAGGTAAGGCGTTTTATTGATAGCACTAAGGCAGATTATGTGGTGATAGAGGATGTCCAACAACAAAAGCAAAACGTAAAGACATATAAAAAATTAGCTATGTTAATGGGTGTACTGCTCTGCCTGTTTCAAGAAATAAATAAGCCATATCTCGTTGTTCCGCCTACACGTTGGAAATCATTCTGCGGTATTAAAGGAAGAAAGAGAGCGGAGCAAAAAGCTAACACAATATCCTTCGTCAATGAAAAGTTTGGTCTGGAGGGTATTACCGAGGATATGGCCGATGCGGTTGCCCTTGGCTATTTCGCTGTTAATAACTTAGACAGCTTAAAGGAGGGAATGCAGTGATAACAATAGTCCGTTCCATTGACCGTAGCGTTTTTGTTATTGATATCACCATGGATGATATTGAAAATGGCGACTATTTAGAAAACGTAAGACGCTTCGGAGAAGAAGCCATTGAAATTGGCGGCGAGATTTTAGACACGAACGAAGATGTACTCGCAAGGATTCCTTCAAGGCGCATTCGGATCAGCGAGTTGCCTGCAAACCCTGTTAGTCAAAGATTCTCCCCAGTCGCGTTTGGCGAGCTTGCCAGGGATGTTGCCCTGGCTTGGTATGTACAGACGAAGGAGCGCATTACAGACTACATAGCTTCCAAGACAACTATGTTTGATGACTTTAGCGCAGAGACCACGATACATATTTAATGGAGGAATGCCGATATGAGAAACAACGCAAGTTTCTTTGCATCCCCTAAACATTTTTTGAGATTACTTAGGGGAGACGTAAACAATATTATTGAAATCGGACACCTTGAACATGGTGTTCCCGCAAACATCAATCTTGAAGAGAACGATGTAAGCGTTAGCTTTAGAGGCGTTGAGATGGAGCAAGTAGCCGATACGGGCTTAGATATGGCAGAGAATGTCGGTAAGTTTTCATATGTAACTTTGCCGACTGGCCGGAGCATTATCCGTCTTGCCTGTGATGCCCTGGACATTGATACATCACATAAAGCCAGAAAATATATTACCGGTTTACATATTGATTACCTCTTGGATGATTTGATTTATTCCAATAGCGCGCGCAATCCTCTGTATACCTTCAGAGCCTTTTTATCTGACGGTACCTTGGTTAGCTTAACTGAAGCTGCGACTATAGATGTTATTCGCAGAAAGATGGATGCTCTTGATAACGAAGCCGCAATTAACCGAATTGGTTTCTATAGATATGAAATTACCCGCGCAGTGGTTAGGAAGAATTAAGGTGGTGGCTAGATGTTAAATATTGATTATGTAAGGGGCCTTGGCCAATCGGTAATAGAAACCGCCACCTTTAACTTAGATAACGAAAAACAGCTAAAACTAACTATTGTGGATGTTCATGACTTGAATGATGGCGAAAAAGTTATCGGACAACATATTAAATTATCAATAAAAGACAACAGCTTCGGCGAAGAAGAGCTGTATATAGAGATTGATATTAAGGATGGTACTGATTTGATAAGAATATTACAAAGACTATGCCGGCAGATGGCAAATCCCCGCTCCATAGTCCCAAGCGAATAAGAGCAAGGGGGTTTTAATGAATTTAAAGCAATTATGGTTAAGGAACAACGCCTGCTTTATAGCGGGAAGGACAATAAATGTAAGAGGCATAATGGTACATTCCACCGGCGCTAACAATCCAAATCTGCGCCGTTATGTGGGGCCTGATGACGGCCATTTGGGTCATAACCCAAACAACAACCACTGGAACAACTTTCATCCTGAAGGTCGAGCAATGGGGCCACATGCATGGAGGAATAATGGTAGCGGTCGCTGTACAGTCTGCAATGGCCGCCAAGTATGCGTACACGCATTTATAGGTAAGCTTGCAAATGGTTCGATTGCAACATATCAAACGCTTCCATGGGATATGAGGGGATGGCATAGTGGCGGTTCCGCAAATGATTCACATATTGGTTTTGAGATTTGTGAAGATGGGTTAACGGATAGGGCATACTTTGACTTGGTTTACAAAGAAGCTGTGGAGCTATGTGTTCATCTATGCAGAATGTTTAAACTCAATCCACTGGCTGACGGAGTACTGATAGACCATGCAGAAGGCCGCAGACGCGGCGTAGCTTCTAACCATGCAGATGTGGGGCATTGGTTCCCGCGACATGGAAAGAGCATGGGCACCTTTAGGGCAGACGTACATAGACTTTTAACGCTAGATAGCAATACGAGCGGAAACACGGTAGTTAGTAATGAAGGAGTTTCTGCTCCTGTGAGCAGATTCCCTATTGATGACGCAAATATCCAGGCAATGGTAGATATGGGCATAATCAATTCCCCAGGATTTTGGCGCAATGTCACTTCAATTCGATGGTTGAATGAACTTATGGCGGCCGTAGCTGTTCACGGCGGATGCACTAACCATAATCATAGAAAAGCAACTACCCCGGAGGAAGCCATAGATATAATGGTAGGTGCCGGGATTATTAATTCACCAGCTTATTGGCATGAGGTTGTGCGGGATAGTGATGTAGCACATATCGGCGGGTTGCTCATAAATATGGCGAATGGAATATGTCGAGTGAATAACGATTAATGGCAGGTGAGAGGCAATCGTCTCTCACCTTTTTTAGCACTGATCTGTAATAAAATAGCAAGCATTCTTTTCTTGTTACATATATCTATCCTCGTTCGTTATATATATGTGACGTAAAAATAAAACTGCATAGCTGATTATTTAATTAGGTTTTTAGCCTAATAGGGGATGAAAAACAACAGCATACCCCGCAATGTAAACTTGGAGGTGGTTTTATGATTGTGGTAAAGTAGAAAACAGCTTTTACATTTGCATAAGCGGCATTTGATACCATAGGCACTTGATAATTCAAGTACAACTTTACTGACAGGACAAAAACTCCGGCTCTGATTGGCTTATTATGGGTAACTACCTATACTGCCTATAAAACTGTGCGTGCGGAGTAAGTAAAAGGAGGATATTTACATGAACAGAAAAAATCTTGTTAAACTAGCACTTGTAACGGCTATTGTTTTTGCCTTTACCGCATTAAGTCCGTTAAATTTAGTTGCCGATGCAGACGCACGCTTAGAAGTGTGTGATGTAAGGGACTGCTGCAATCATGAATATGAATTTTCTTTCGTAGTTCAAAGAGAACCTAGCTCTGATTGGTGTGCGGATGAGTTTGGACAACGTGTAGAAGGCGCTCAGTATTTTTCTGAGCTGTTTGGCCTAGAAGTTACTCCCGAAGATGTCACAATCAGTTCTTATTTTATCATCGAATCATATTATGACTTGTCAGATGACGAGATTGAGTTGATGATTGCGAAGTTTTTAGGGGAAGCCTCAGGAGAAATAGAAATTGTTCCATTTATCTGGTGCGTATTTGGGCTAAATTGCGATTGGGGCGCAGCTAGGACGAGAACAAGTAGCGCTACTCATCATTCACGCAGGGAGGTCAGACATCCTGCTTCTGGACGCACATATCTAACCCATAACACCGCTTCATGTTGGAGAAGATATTCTTACAGAGTGTATTGCAATCGCTGCACCCGTACTGATACAATTTTCGTGGATGGCACCCCAATATGTTGCAATACCCTAAAAACAACGTGGTTCATATGCCAAACATAATGAAACGGAAAATATTTCTACTCTCTTTCGTAATTGTCGGTGCTATTTTAATAACGGTTGGCGCGTTATATGCGACATCCACCACAAACGCTTATCACTGCTGTAACCGCAATTCTATACAGGCTACGGTAACATGCCTTATTATGCGGTATCATTTAAGTGATGAGCCAATCAGTCAGGATAAGTTCTTTGAGTTGTTGCGGAGTTTGGCTGACGAATTTAATGTTAATGATGATTATATCAATAGTTTTTATTTTTATCATCATATAAACTATGATGGCACACACGACATTAATATTTCGTCTCCAGAATTTGATCCTTTACTCCATAGCAACTGACCATCTTTATTTTTTGAATGTATACCACAAAATCCCACCGCTCTACGCTTTTGAATAAATGACTAATCAACAATTTTAGTGCCGCTAATCTACATGTAGGTGATGGGAATATTTGATTACTCACAAGTTTAACAAATAGCGCATATCCCTTTAATTAGGTGATGTGCGCTATTTTAGCATAAACGGAACTTACCGGATAACATGGTAGTAGCATATCCTTGTACTGTGAAGTAGAATTAAACTTCACAAAACCATAACTATGACATCAAACAGTCCAACACATGGTAAAAGCCACCACCCTAACCACATGGGGTGATGGCTTCTTTTTAGGTAACTATATGGATTTTTCGTAATGTGCAAAGCCTACATATGTTTTTGAAAAAGCGCCTGCTTCCATCAGTGAAATGGAGGCAGGTGCTTTTTAATTTGAACCCCCTGAAATACTTAACGAGACAACAAGCACACAGCTTGGAGGTGATTCTATAAAAATCAAAACAGCAAAAGACTTCAAAGACCTAGAAAAACAAATAAGGAAGCATGTGCAGGCGGCGGTAGAGGACACCCTGCAAATCGAAGTCTTTGAAGTTGTGAGAGAGGTGGTACTAGACCGCATACAGCGAGATGTTTATGACGTTTATAACCCTCAGCGATATGTAAGAAGAAGTGATGATAGCCCAGACAGCGGAGGTCAGGGCCTTGGTGATAGGAACAATATAGTCTTTCAACTTGAAGGCAGGGCTACAAACACAACCGGCAAGACATTGGTGGTTTGGAACATTGCTAAGTTTAACCCTCGCAATAATCCTCATGAGGCTTTTAGTACTGCCAGACGGAAAGACGACATTTTACAGAGACTAATTATAGATGGCTGGTCAAGGGCTTCTGACGATTCTTCTGTGTGGCAGCAGCCACGCCCTTTTATTGAGAATGCAAATCGGGCTCTGCAAAAAGGCGGCGAGCATCACAACTCTTTGGAAGAAGCATTTGAAACTGGATTGGCTAGGCATGGCATAACTAAGAAAAAGTGATGAGGTGATAAATAATAAATGTCTGACTATGAAGTAAGAGTTACACCTACCATTGATATTGATATGGAGCAGTTAAAAGGCGACGTAAGAAATTTATCAAACATAATCAACAAAGAATCTACGGGCAAACTAAGGCTTGAACTTGATGGCCGTGATGTTAAAAAGCAAGCACAGCATATAATCGCCGGCATTACGAAGTCTATAGATGATGTTCAAATTGGTGTACGACTTGATCCCGGCAGTATTAAGAACGTTGAAAAAGAAATACGAGATAGCTTAATACGCATTTCCGAACTTTCGGATAGGGTCGGAGATATTGAGGAAATAGGCGATGCAAGGTCTGTTAGCCATTTTAGACAACATGTTCAAATGCTCACAGAAATGGGCGTGGAGTATGAACGATTAACGAAGATTCAAGAGAATTTCGGTGATACCTTTACAAGACAGCAAAAATCATTGCTTGGAAGCAGTGACGGTCTTGAAAACTTCTTAGGCGACCAATTAAAAAGGCTTAATGATGTTCGTGTTGCAAATGAAGAAATAGTCAATGATACCCTAAATGATTTCAAGAGATTACATAAGGCTACGCTAGAGTTGCCGCCAATGGAAGCATTGATAAATTTCGATGAAGCGCAGATAGCGAGTATGCTTCAGCAGAAGTTCAATAACATCAGCACTCTGACCGCGGGTTCCCCTGTAAATATAGATGTCGGTGTTAATATTGCGGAAGACTCCCTGCGCCAAGTCGAAGCGACTATTGCCGATATAAAGACCCAGTTAAAGCAGATTACGGAAGTTGTTATCCCTTCTATATCTTCGAGAGATATGGATAGCCTTGGCGTGCAGTTGGCTAGAGAGCTTGGACATGATGCCAATAACCTTGATGAAGCCCGATTTTCACAAGATATTATTGCCGCATACACCAAACGCTTAAATCTTATCCAGCAGGCCGTTAATGCTTCACAGCAATTAAACGGCGTATCCGCCGATGCGGTTAATGAAAACCAAGAACTGCTTCAATCCCTGGCCAGTGTTGTCGGGCAGCTTGAAACCCAGATGCTTAGGGTCACAAATCAAATTGAGCATCATCAAGCAGTGTTGGCAAACTTGGGAGTCGTGGTTCACCCTCAGGCTGATATTTCCGCAACACATGAAGCGTTAAACGTAATACGGGATATTATCAATGACACTACTTTAGCCGCAAGGATAGAAATAAAAACCGACGATGTGGTGCAGCAGGTACGCAGTTTGGCGGATGCCTTTAATGTTATACATCAATCCATACAAACTCCGGCCGTTGCCTCAACTCAACAAAATGATATAGCAATAGCGCAGGATATAGAATTATTAAAAGGTAAAGAAGCAGCACTCCAAAGCCTTGTACAATTGCTTGCACAGTATGATGGCCTTAGCAATATCGGCTTAACCAACAATGAAGTCCTCGTATTGAATGAAGATAATGTTAACCGTGCATTGGAATTTATAAGAATTAGGTTACAGGAATTGCAGCATAGCTTCACAATGCCTTTAACCGCTTCTGTGGATGATGTTAATACACAGAACACAGTCAGGGAAATAATGAATGCCGCTCAACTGAAGGCAAGCGCTAATCCCGTAAATCTGCCAGTTGATATTAACTTAGATGCCGCCGTAGATGAAATTGTACGCAGGGGCATAGAAGCAAAGCAAAAGCTCGAAGCAATGGGCGCGGAGCGTTTCGCTAGGACAGAGCTCCGAGACATGCACCCCGGGCTTAACGATGCAGACTTTAACACTATCGTTGAACAATATAAAACACAAAGCGCTTTCTCTGAAAAGCTTACGAAGAATCTACGTGAAGAAAAAGAAACCCGAAGAGAGTTAGAGCGTGTTATTGAACAGGCCAACAGGGTACAGGCAGGCGAATTTCATGGCGTAAGCAGTGAAGCCTTACATGAAATAGGTATTATTCCAAGAGAGTTTTCTGAGTACATACGCTATATTGAATCTTTGCGGCATGAGGCCCAAGCCGCGCAGGAAGAGTTAAACGCCATGGCAACCGGTATGCGGCAGTATGCTATGGAGTTTACCGATGTTATCACAGAGCGGATTCCCGTGGGGGCCGCGCCTACAAAACTTGGAGATGCTCCGCAGCGGTTTGAAGAACAGCGCAGGGAACAAGTCAAGACAATGACTGCCTATGCTCAATCTATTCAAGAATTAGAGGAAAGATGGTTTGGTGCCATTCAGGGTAGGCATGATTACGACCCTTCGGCTGTTACGGTTAATGAGGTTGCGATAACCCAAGAGCATATAGAAAGACTTGCTACTACGGTTATGCAGTATAACAACGTACTAAAGCTGGCCGGAGAAAATGCCGTCCATGCTTTTGGTACTATTGACATCCCTTCTATTGAATTAACAGCCGTTGCGAATTTTGAGCAAGCCCAACAAACTGTGGTCGCAACAATTGATGATATCCAAACCGCTATCAATACCCAACCTATTGAGATTACTTTTGGACAGATAAGCGAAAAGATAGATGAATGGTACAGGCTGCACCAACAGGTCCAGGCAGTAAAAGACGATATATTTATTATGGAGGGCCTCCCATCTACCATAGCTAATTTGGAATCAAGATTGCCCACAACTCTTGATAGTATGGATGCGGAGCAGTTGGCGAGGTACGATGATGTTGTACAAAAATTAACCAACGCAAAGCGCATGATGAACGAAATGCTCCAAAGCGCAGACATACCGGAATCGTTAGGCACAGAGCGGTTTAGTGTATATATGGAGCGTAAACGGGGAGCTATTGAAGAATTTGACACAGCAATAACTAATTTACAAGAATCAATCTTTACATTAGGCCAAGGCTCCGGCGATGTTGCCGCTTCCATCGACTTCATTAAAGAAACAATGGCAAGGACTAGCCAGAACACAGCCAGCTTCATCTCTTCTCAGCGCAAGGCGGCGACGGAAATTGCGGAAGACCTCCGTGCGGTTGCCGAAGCATACAAAAATTTTGTTATACCGGACCCAAATGCTAATAGAGGAACTAGAGCTTGGCAAGCTGCTGTAGATGACAACTTGCTTCGTAAGAGTACCGGCGGCCGATGGGCGCAGGCTGACGATGAAACCATCGGCAAAAACGTTTTACGGAGGCTAGAAGAACAGAAGCAGTTATTGGAAAGGGCACGGGTATTAGCAGAGCAATATCATGATGCCTTAGGCGGTGGCCAGGGGCAATTAGGAAAACCGGTTAAAGCATTTTTAAGTAGTCTTGAACAGGAGTTAGAAAGAAACATTGCATCTGCCGATAAGCTCCGCGCAAGCTTAAAAATCGAAGACCCTGTTGCATCACAAATGAGTAGGCACATTGGGCAGCAAATTCAAGAATTGCGAAATGTTAAACTGCCGGAGGATTATAGAGAAAGTATTGAAGCGTCAATACAAAGCAAAACCAAGTTAATTGCTTTGGCCGAACAGTACGAAGCTGTTCTTACGAGATTACATGGTACTGGGCATTTAAAAGATAATGAAGTGCCTCGTCCGCTTTTGTTACAAAGAGAACTTGAAAGCCTCCAGTCTGATTTAAAAGACTTGGACGCTCATCGCACAACCGTAACCATAGAAGCGGATACCTCAAAACTTACGAGCATTGTTAGTACCGTACATAATAAAGTAAATGCCGCCGACCCTATTACCATCCCAACGGAAGCAGCGGTACCCATAGTCCCAACCCCGGATGACCTCACTCAAGTAACCTTAGAAACTACGGCAACCATTCCAGACAGTCTGCCTGATGATTTGATTCAATTACAAGGCATTTTATCGGCATTGGACTCAGCATCGCAAACCATGGTTAATAATTTTATCCGTAGGCTCAGTGACGCAGGTAGCGAGATACATAGTCTTAAATTGGCATTGGAAAGGTTATCGCAGCTTCAATCAGGTGATTTCACTAATCTTGACGAGGTTATGCATTGGAATAATAAAGCCTCGCTTGGGATGTTACATGAGTTTACCGGCATGTCCACTAACAATAAAAATGCTATTAAACAAGCATTAGAGAGTATCAACCCCGAACGCTATGCCGCTCATATTAAAGCCATCAATGACGCTAAGGAAGATGAGCACCAACGATTGCTATCAGAAAATCAGAGAAGGCAATCCGAATTAGCCCAAGCATCCCAAGGTTTTATAGGGCAAACCTTTAACGTAGATGAAGCCGTGGGCAGGATGGGGCTTGGAAAATTTACCGCGGCCCTTGAGCGTGAATTTGATGATGCACTTATTGGCTTACAAAGAATCAATGAAAATTTTATAGCTGAAAAACCACAGCGTTACGATTCCAAACCCATACAAGACTATATAGCATACTTAAATGAATTAAAACAGGCATATGAAAACGCACAGCAGGCATTGCAGAACCCAGTTGAATCGGCCATTAACGAGAGACAAACAGAGTCTCTTTTTAATTTAGGCGGAACGGACTTATCTACAGAGCTTAACGAACAAGAGCTTGAAGATTTTATACAACGCAATCAAGCTATCATCACAGGGTATATTCAGTTCGTTCAGGCTGCTGGCGGTGAAGCGAACCAAGCGCTTCAACAGCTTGGGGATGGTCTTCCTGATACTAAGGACATACATATTTCAACTAAGGTTGTTCCACCTGATGTTGGTGATTTAGAGCAGCTTACATTAGAAACAGCGCTTATTATTAATGATGAGTCATTAACAGGCGCAAAGGCCATAATAAACGATGCCATGGGATTACAGGTCAATAACGATGGTATCCGTGAATCATTTACAGAGTTAAACAGGCTTATTGAAGTCAACAAATCTATATCACAAGAAAATCTTGAGCAGAAGCAAGGTTCCGTTACAGCCATCCAAGATTCGTTGCAGAAATTAATTGGGATGTATGAAACCGTCCGTGAGGCTGCCGGTGATTTAGGGCTAAGTGATGTTGATACTACCGCCCTTGCAAGCCTTAGAGAACAACTGGCAACGACGAAAACAGAGTTGTCTGCGTTGCAGAGGGTTGCATCCGTTGCCAATGTTGAGGTTGCGGCGATAATGGATGAAGATACCGTAAGAGCTTCCGTAGAGCAACTGCGTGATAAACTGGCAACCTTTGAACAATTGAAAGTAACTGCTTCATTTGACTCGGATGGGGATGAGGTTACACATTGGCAGCAGATACAAAATATCGTTGCGGATTTAATACAGCTAAAAGGTCAGTTAGGGGATACCCCTATTAGCCTTGGGGATATAGAAGCAAATAACCTAGCATCTTTAGACCAATGGAAGCAAAACATATTACATAGACTGCAAGAGCTTCAGGGGAAAATCGACGATGCACCTATAGCCATACCTGTAACAAAAGAAGCATTTGATTCAACTCCTGACCATGGTGTCGCCCAGGACATAAAAACTGAGAACGCGGTTGTAAGAGAGTCGTCTGATGCATGGCGCAGCCATGCAGAGGCGATACAGGGCGCTATAGATGCGGAGCGCATTAAGGCGAGTATATCTTCTGATGTGGCTGCGCGTTTAGACCGTGAGGCAACGGCGGCCAGTGCAACAGGAGAGGCATTTGAATCGCTAAGCGATGCCAAAAGAGCTGTAGCTGATACGCAGGTTTCTGGTCTTGGTGTAGATATAAGCGGCTTAGATTTTGGTGCCGGCGATGCTAATAACATTAAAGAGCAGCTTGAAAACATTTTCAGCGCAGCCATTCGTGAAATAGAAGGCCAACCCGTTGCCATTAACATAACTTCCAATGCGGATGAAGTATCAAAAGCAGTTATAACATATCAAGATAATATTGGACGCACAATAAAAGAAACATTTGGGCTTGTAAAGTCTGAAGGTGAGAGGGTTTTCGCACACCTACAAACGCAAATGGCTTACAAACACGACCCTAGCGGTATGTTTGATGCCGAGGCCCATCAGCGGCTTGCCATGGAACAAATAACAACGCTACAGAATAAATCCAGAAGCCTTCTTGATACCTTTGATACAACAGGGAAATTGCAAGAGCAGTTTCAAGAACTAGGTAGGGTTGTTGGTGAAATTAACGACCCTACATCTCTGGCGAAGTTTAACTCCGGGCTAAAGGTACAGCAAGAAATTATCCGTGGTATGAAAGCCGACCTCCAGGGCCTTAACCGCCTTGACCCCGCTTCCGCTGCCCAACGGCAAATCGAAGGCGGCGGCTATGATGCACGTATTAGCGGGCTGAGGACAGGCTTACAGGATTTAGACCGAGCCGGCATCAGAGAACTTGACGAACTGGCACAAAGATACGCTGATTTAGAATCCGCCATTGACAGTGCTACATCACAGCTAGGCGAGTTTAAATCAGCTAAGAATACCATGACACCGGACGCTACAATAACGGCGTTTAACTCTTTGGTAATGGCCATTAACCAAGCTGAGAGCCAGCTTAAAGGTCTTAATAACGAAAAAGTATCACACGCAAAAACGGTCACTGATTATATTGCTACGTTAAGACTACTAGGCCAAACACAAAGGTTGGCCAACAGAACGGACCCAAGCAATAGAGCAAGGTTATCTGAATTGCAAGCTCAAGAACAGGTTTTACAAAATAAGATTGGAGCGTATGAGCGCCTACAATTTGCCGAACAGGAACTGGCCAGAATTACTATTGCAAGAACCAGGGCCAATAACGATGCCTCCGGCAGAGTGGGAACCACGGTAACGCCGCTTAGTGACGCTGACATTCAAAGGAAGCAGCTTGCGGTTGATGAATTACAAAGAACCTTTGCCGGGTTAAACTTCGGGCTTAATACAGATGCGTCGGAAGATGCTTTGAACCGGGTCCGGGCAAATATTAATGACGCTGTAACTGCGCTTGAAGCTCTTAGGGATAATAACGGCTTAGAAGACCAAGCCAGATTTGCGGGTGAGTTTAACGATAAGCTGCAACTGGCAAAACAGACCCTAAGAACCCTACGGTCAGAAGAAGGCGACATCAGAGGTTTTACTAGATTATACGAGCAGACAACTCAGCTACAGGGCCGCTTGGATAAGATGGGTGTAAACTGGTCTGCCTTTAAGGCTGACCCTAATCTGGCAGCAACCTGGCAAACCTTGAGAGAAGAGGTAAATAGGGTACGGGAGGCTTTACAAACAGCAGAGGCAGCGGGGAACACGAACCATTACGCAGCCCTAAATAAAGAGTTCCAAGCATTATCGCAAAGGGTACGCTCCTTTACAACCGAAGTCCAAGGTGCAGGACGGGCGAAGATGTCCTTTGGCGATACCATTATGGCTACCGGTAAAAAACTAAGCGCTTATTTGGTTTCAATGCTTGGGTTTGGTCGGCTAGTTAATACATTTCGCGGTGCTTTAAGATACATATTAGAAATAGACAGGGCTATGACAGCCCTACGCAGGGTAACAGACGAAACAGCAAGGACATACACCAATTTCTTAACAGACGCTTACGCTAGGGCTCAGAGATTAAACGTAAGTGTTAACCAGATTATAAATGCTACAGCCGACTTCGCAAGACTTGGATATAGCATAGCCGATGCGACGGCCCTGGGTGATGCAGCAGCCATATATTTTACCGTAGGTAATGTAGGTACTGAACGTCTTCCGATGGAAGATGCGGTACAGTCCATAATCTCTACAATGAAAGCCTTTAATATTGAAGCACAAAACGCTATGCATATCGTTGATGCCTTTAACGAAGTCGGTAACAACTTTGCCATTTCATCAAGAGGTATCGGTGAAGCCCTGTTCCGTTCATCAGCCGCGTTATCTGCCGCCAACAATACATTTGAAGAGTCAATCGGTATGATTGTAGCTGCGAACGAGGTTATACAAAACCCTGAAATCGTAGGTACTGCTTTACGTACATTGTCGATGCGCTTGCGTAACTCCGCAGGCGAGTTACAGGATATGGGTGAGTACGCAGATGGAGCTGCTGAATCGGTTACTAGGTTGCATCAACAATTACTTGAAATCACCGATGGCCGAGTAGATATTATGGCAACTGCCACGGACTTTAAAAGCACATTTGAAATATTAAGTGATTTATCTGCTATCTGGGGTACATTAACAGACGTACAGCAAGCCGAAGTAACCCGTTTGGTTGCCGGTGTACGCCAGGGTCAGGTTATGGCGGCTCTTATGGAAGGTATGTCCAGTGCCGCTGGCGCAGCCACAACAGCCTTGTATTCATACGGCTCAGCAATGAGAGAAAATATTGTATGGCAACAATCATTAGAAGGTAGAATGGCCGCGTTTCAAACAGCATTTGAAGCCACTGTAAGCAGTATGGTTAGCAGCCGTTGGGTCGGATGGTTTTACAGTGCCGGCACAGCAGTAGCAAGATTTTTAGGAACATGGAATGGGTTAGTGGGACAGCTTATCTTATTCCCTCCGGTGATGGGCGCGGTAATTTCATTGGTTAGGCAACTAGCCGCTACGAAGGTAGCCTCCGGCATAATAGACTCATTTAGGAACTGGGGTACGGCCATTGCATCATTACCTGCCAACCTAAGTACATATGGAGCAGCGTTAATACAGGTCAGTAGCCTGCAAACAAGCGGCAAATTAACGGTTGAGAGCTTGACCGCGGCTACCAAGAGCCTAAGCGGTGCGCAGGCGGCTCATATTGCGGTTATGCAAAAAGATGTAATCGCTCAAATGGCTGTGAACAAAGCCAAAAAAGCAGGCAAGGCCACAGACTTAGCATATATACAGGCTCAGATTAAGAAACGGCTGGCTTTGATGGGAGTAACCGGAGCCAAGTTAGAATCGGCTACGGCGGAAATTACCCGCAACGCCGCTACAAAGGCCGGGATAACTGCCAATGCCGGTTTTATTGCTTCGCTCAAAACCAAAGCAGTCAGTTTAAAAGCCGTGGGTATCGCCGCGAAAACAATGGCTGCTGCATTGATAAAAAATCCGATTACATGGATTGCTATTGCCGTTGCCGGTTTAATGGCCTTTACTAACGCCCAGCGTGCCGCAGAAGAACGAGCCCGGGAACACGCACAACTTACCCGGGAACGAGCACGAGAGGAACGAGAGCATTACCATACCATTGGTCAGTTAATCGAAAGATATAGAGAGCTGAGAACCGCTATGACCTTTGATGAGTCTGCACGCACTGAAGCCCGGAATATTCAAGAACAGATTACAGACTTGGTTGGAGGGCAAGCCAGGAATCTTGACTTGGTTAATGGTGGTTTAGCGTATCAGCTATCTCAGTTAAGAGAAATTGAACGCAGACAGGCCGTTATTGCTAGAGATGCCGCTGAAACCGCAATGATGTTGGCGAGAAGCGAGGCAAGGAACACAGAGGTTACTTTCCAAGATATGCGGATGGGACCAAGCGTACCTGTATTTAACGCATTTCTCGCAGCCGGAAGACAGGGCATTGAAAATATGTTTACCGAAATCCAAAGTATTGGTGTAGCATATGCCGGCATTAGCCATTTGTTTGAAGGCTTGGATCTCGAAGGACAAATAGAAACACTAAATGAGCTTGCCAGAATATTTCGTGAGCTGGAGCGAGTCGATTCCAATTCTAACAGAGCAACAACCGCTTTAGGCGAAGTGGAAAGTGAACTGCGAAGACTAGAGGCACTTGCTCAGGCGATAAGAGCATCATCAGGTGAGTTTGTTGAATTGGCAATGGCTGCTTCAATAAACGTGGAATCTTTATCTCGTAGACAAATAGATTTTTTTAAGACTGTATTTGAAAATTCATCAATCAGCGGAGATGACCTTACTGATTTTTTTGATGGGCTGGCTAATAACCCACAATTAATTGATGCGATTGACCACTTGTTTGACACAAGCCATGCCCAGCAATCGGCACAAAATTACCGCAATACGATTCTTGGACTTATTAACTCCCTGCCTGATTGGATACGACAGTCCATTGACAGCAATATGGATAACGAAGTAATTGCGCTAAGACTAGGGTTCTATATTACCGATGAGCGCATTGAAGGAATGAAGGATGAAATACGGCGCGTTTTAATAGCCAGTGAACATGCGCTTATTAATGAACTTAATATTAATGAGTTGCTACTTGCCCGTGATATTGCGTTAAACATCCATGCCGATGACTCGGTTGATTGGGATTACTTAAATGCCCGGATGATAATGTTAAGAAGGTCATTTGAAGGGACCACAATTTCAGCCGAGGATTTTTCTACTGCTATTTCAAACATATCAAGTAGGATGGCTTCTCTACGTTCAATGGAAAATGAAATGGCGACCACAGGTGGGTTATCGTCAGGTACAGTCTCGTCATTGATGGACGAACTTGGCGAAAACTACTTGGATTATTTATATGTTGTCGGTAATCAAATCAGGCTTAATACCGATGCCTACAGAGACTTTATTCTGGTCCAACAACAATCTAATTTTGACCGAGTAAGAAACGCAAGAAACGAACTCCAGGAGCTGTTGGAGTTACAGCAATCGCAGCGCCCTACGATTGACCCTATATACCATCTATCAGCCGGTATGGATACAACCGTTAGGCAGCAAATGTTAGATGACTATACCGCCGCTATTCAAAGATGGGAAACGCAGTTGGAAAGTACCCAAGGTGAAATAGAAAGGCTTGACCAACAGCTTCAGTTAAAAGAAGCCACACTGTTAACGGTAAAGGGTGAAACATTTAATTATATCGAAACCCTTAATAGGATGGATACCGCTTTATCGGTAAGCCAAGCCGCTTTAAGTGAAATGAACTCGCAGGGCTACATATCTTGGGAAACATTCATTAGGCTTTCGGAAGCAATGCCAAATATCGCCGACCATATTACTACTGCAAATGGACAGCTTGTGCTTAATACCGAATCATGGAATGCCAATGCCGTTGCAACAGAGTTGGCATTGAAAGCATTTCGTGAGTTTTCTGATTCATTACCGCCATGGAATGAGCGCACCCAGGGTCAGATACAGATAATGCACTACTTACATGACCAGTATGTAAGGCTGCGCGATGGCGTTTTAACCGCAAATGAAATAATGGAGCAAGCCGTAGAGGCTACTAACCAATTGGCTTCTGCATACTCATTGTTGACCGGGGCCATTGATGAGTTCAACGAACATGGTAACTTAACGATTGGGACGGTCCAACGGCTGTTAGAAGCGGGAGACGAGTATTTGGATCTCCTTGAATTTTCCGAAGGCCGGCTTATATTAAACATCGCTGCGATAGATAAAAAAACCGAGGCATTGCGGGAAGAAATGATTGCATCCCAACAGGCCGCACTTGCCGAAGAAATCCGGGCAATCATCCAAGAAGATACGCGAAGGAAAACAGACGAACTTTCAGCCTCGACTGACCATGCACGTACCCGCTTAATTAATATCGGCCAGCAGGCATTAACAACTGCCGAGAACTTTGGTGTATTAGCCGCAGCCGTAAACGTGGCCAATCAAATGATGATAGGCGGTGAGTATGGCGATTTAAGTCATTTGTCCGAACAGGCTATGCGGGATATCGAAGAAGCGTTTCGCCGTACTCAGCGTAATATTGATATCATTAACTCCATGGCCCCGGCAACTACCGGTGGTGCATCCAATCATTTTCAACGCGGTAGCGCCCCCTCACGTTCATCTACACAGCAGGCTAACCGCGGCAGTAGTAGCGGCGGGGATCCTTGGCTGGATGAGGCTAACCGTCAAATAGCCGAACTCCGCTGGCTTCATGATATGCAGCTTATTTCCGAAGAGACATTCCTTAATAGACTTGATGGTCTTAACCAAAGATTCTTTGCCAACAGAGCGCAATATCTTGATGAATGGCGTAGGCTTGAGCTGGAAGTGGTTAACGGAGTAAGGCGACACTGGGAGCAAGGTGTACAGTTACAGCTTACCCGCGCCAGAGAGTTCATGAACTTTGATGACCAGATTGATTTATATAGGCAGCTTCAGAACGACTTGCATGAGCAGGCCAACAGAATGCGCCGACTTGGTTTTGATGATTCCAGTAATGAGATTATGGAGTTGCGAAACCAATGGCAAGACCTTCAGAATAGTATTTTTGATGCCACTCGGGAAAGACTTGAGTTTAGATTATCAATTGCTGTAGAGAACAATGATTTTGATGCCCAGCTTGAAATCTTTAGGGATTTTCAACAAGTAATCCTAGAAGAGCAAAGAAGATTTGCTTATATGGGGGCCGCTGAAGATAGTTATAGGATGCAGCAATTGGAGCAGCAATATCGTGCTTATGCGGCTCGTATAGTTGATGTGTTTAATGACAAGTTTAGACAAGAGCGTGATGCGTTTGACAGACATTTCTCACATCTTGAGTTTAGAATCTCTATTACCTCCGATACCGACCACGCTACGCACGAACGGTTACTTAACGACCAACTTGAAAATAGGCTTTCCCTGTCCCGCTCTTTGATAGACCAGATGGTAAGGCTTCGTATGCAGACGGACGCAACAACACAGTCTACTCAAGCATGGCGAGACTTAATGCAAGACCTACAAGACCAATACCAGGCTAATGTCAGGGGTATTTATCAACTTGTCGAAGCTCATAGGAGTTTAGCTGAATCGCAAATATCCGATGTCCGTAATCTGCAAAATCAAGTTATAGCAATGTTGAGAGCAAGGCATCAGCGTGAACGTGATTTGGAACGGGAAGCCCATGACGCAAGAGTGGCACATCTGGATGCGGAACGAGATAGGATACGCGCTCACTTCCAGATGCAGATCGATTACATAGATGATTTGTTAAGGGCATTACAACGGCAATGGGCGGAAGAAGACCGGCGTAGAAGGCAGCAGGATGAAATTAATGACCTTGATGAACTGCGTCGGAGGATGAATGAGCTAAGAATAGCGGCTTAATAAAGTTTAGGCCATTTAATGTGAACCCTGAAGCTCAGGGGTGTACCGCAGGGCTCATCTGCGGTGCTAACGGTAAGAGTTGAATAAGACCGCTTGTTGAAGTCTTACAAGGAGATAACAAGCCTGTTTCTATTTTCAGTAGAAGCTGACCATGGACGAAGTAGCTCTTTAAGAAATTCTAAGGCGCATGAGAATGCGTAGCTGAAAACACCGTGCTAAGACTTGATTGTGTAAAAAGCATGTTAGACTAATGCGTATTTGATTATTATGTATTGATAAAGTTCTATGCTAGAAGCTATTGACGACCCTTAAGTGCCAATATATACTACATACGATAGAGGAGAGTCCCTGCCTGATAAATGGGAGATTTAACAAGTGGAGAGTCCCTGCCTGATAAATGGGAGATTTAACAGAAGGGGGTAGCTAAAAGGCTACCTTTTTGATTGGGAGAGGCCACATGAGTAAAAAGTTGAAATTGATTGAAAGATTAAAATCTAAACCTAAAGACTTTACCTTTGATGAAGCGGAGACGCTGCTACTCTCACTGGGTTTTCAAAAATCAAACAAGGGTAAAACAAGTGGCTCGAAAGTTATATTTTGGGGAGAGTCATATGATGTCGCCATACACAAGCCCCATCCACGAAATATTTTGAAAGCATACCAAGTCAATCATATTTTAGATGTTTTAAGATTGGAGGGTGTTCTTTGAATAATACATTAGAACACAAAGGCTATCATGGCACAGTTGAGTATTCTGCTGAAGACAATATCCTTCATGGCAAAGTTATTGGTATAACTGGCTTAATTTCATATGATGGAGAAAGCCTCATTGAGCTTACAGCGTGTTTTATCGAAGCAGTTGATGATTATTTATCTAGTTGTGAAGCAGAAAATCGCGAGCCGATGATACCTTACTGTGGTAAACTGGATAATGTGACTATTTCACCTGAGCTGCACAAAGACTTTGTTTTATATTCCGCAAAGAACAATAAACGTGTGAACGAAGCACTTGAGGAAGCCATGAAAAGTTATATAGCTGTGTAGTCAAGCAGCCATACTATTACCTTATTTTAGCATAACGAGACTGTTCCTAACTAGAGCAGTCTTTTTCATTGTATAGAAGCAAACACAAATCAAGTAAAGTGTATCGACTATCCCGCAAGGGAGTACAGTGGAAGATGAGCTGCCACTGGAAGCGCATTAAGGCTATTAAAAATAGTCATGATATAGTCAATTCCCCTAATAAATATCGGGAAACCGAGGGTATAAAAGGAAACCGGTGACGCAGAAGCTATTTCTCGTTTGCGTGACCTTCAACGCCAATATGCAGATAGGCGGCAAGGTGCCGCTGATGCTGCGGAGAGAGACCGAAGAGAAGATATTCGCAATGAGCTAGGAGATAGAAGGGATGCATTGAGGGCGCAGCTTGACCTTGAAATGCAGGCCCTTGATGCAAGGCGCGCGCAGCTTGATGCCGAGTGGGACGCAGTACAGGCTTTGTTCGTACAGCGTTTAAGTAATGCCCAACTTTATGCAGAAGCAAGGCCTATCCTGGAGCGTGGGGTAAATGAACAGCTAATCGCTGACCTATGGGCCTTTGAAAAAGAGTTTGGCGAAGGCATGGGCATCCTTGGTGAGTATGTAAAAACAAGACTAACACAGCAAATATTAATTGCAGGCGAAGCTTTACAAAACCTAGCCAACAACGTACTTATCGCAACAGATCAAAACCTTTTTGAAAGAGTTATAGGCCAAGGCATAACGGTAAGAGATATCCTTGCGGAAATGTTTAATGTAACAAGCCTTAATGACTTAATCAATAGGATAAACGCAGCTATTATGGATATTGATATTGAGCATGTTCAAAATCAAATACGAATACTGGCAGACCAATTTAACAGTCTTATTAATGGCAACTTTAACTTACATAACCGCGGGCATGTAACGGCAGAGCAAATGGCCAGGCGCGGATGGGAAATCGAGGGGGCTGCCACTGCAACCTTCGCACAAAACTTCCAAGTATCCGATAGAGGCGGAAATGAAATCACAATAAAAGTTACCCCCATATTAGAGAACGGACGTATACTCACACCGGAAGAACTTAGAACCTACGTAGAAAGAAACATTAACGGCGCGGCTAATCTGCTTGAGGCAGATAGAAACAACTTAATCATAGCTGTGGCTCCTGGATGGGATGAACACGCATTTGATGAACTAAACGGCAGATTAGCCGGGGTAAGGCAACAGCATACAGATCTTTGGCTGTCTATACAGGATAATATAGAACGGTTTTCGCATATGTCAGACGAGGGCTTGTTTGCGTTTATTACTCAGCAGTTCGGGATGATACCGACAGCGGCCAGGGACGCAATTGCCGATGCTTTGCGTATGCTAGGTGATGGGCAAACAACTATGCAGGAAGCAATTGAATCTATTTTTGCTTTACCGATGGAAGGTGCTGCTACGGTTCTGGGCAATAACTTAATGAGTTTATCTCAGGAGCAAATCAATGCCATCGAAGAATGGGAGCGTCTTTCCATAGCCTATGCCGAAGCTACTACCGAAGCAGATAGAGCAAGAATCGCAGCGGAAAAAGAGCGCTTGGCACTGGCCCAGGAATGGTTCCAGGATGCCCAAGGCTCTTGGCATTTAGACGAAGCTATGACACAGGAATTATTTGAAATAATTGAGGAGATAAGAAACGTACAAGTGGAGAAACTGGAAACCTTGTCTGAAATGTACGATGAAGACTATAGGCGTTTCAGTGAAACACAGCAGAAAAAACTATTGAGCGTAAAGCGCTTCCATGATGAAGTTATGCGGTCAAGCAGTAATTTGTTTAATATGCTGTCTTCAAATATGCAGCGATGGGTTGACAATGTTGGCACCGTGCTAAACCAAATTGGGCAGGCCATTAGCCAAATGAATGTCCAGTTGCAGCAAATTACTATGGTTGCGGCAAATGTCCAGGCTGCTGTAGTACAGACACAAGCGCAGGTTAATCTTATCGGTGCTAATACGCCCGGTGTAACGACTACGATTAACATACCTCGCTTTGCTTCAGGCGGCTTGAATAGAGGCGCGGGTCTAAGATTCCTGGACCCTAACGAGCAAGTTCTTACTGCCGAGCAGACCAGGGCCTTTAGTGAGCTTGTGTTTGGCTTAGGCTCTGACGGTATGCGCAACATAACAGACAGTATCAGAAGTGCAAATGTTCCGAGTGTTGGAACGCAAGGCAGGAGCTTAGTTGAAGCTAACTTTAATTTTAATGCTGGCGTAACGCAGGAAGCATTGCCGGAAGTGAAGAAGATGATTGGTAATGCGGTTTCTATGCTGAAGGGTGAAATACCTACAATTGTTGCTACCGAGCAACGGAATAACATGACCCGTATCGGAATGCGTTAAAGAGAAAACGCAATAAATTTGTTGTAAATACTATGTAGCAATCTGTTATCTCTTGTTGAAATATAAATTGGACACTATAATGTGTAGAGAGCAACATAATTCATAAGAGAGGGCGTGTCACGCCATGCTACAACTTGGATTTAGCAGTAGCCTTAAAAACATAAGCCATGACCCTGAGAAGTCAAAAAAGCGGGTTAAGGAGGCATGGTCTAAATCGTCTACATCTTTGCGCAAAGAAATACAAAGACTTTGTGGAGTGTCGTCACAAACAATCTATAGGGCCTATAATTCTGGTAAAGTGTCCGCAAATATAATTATAGTGATGGCGCAGGTACTTAAAATTGACCCGCTATACCTCATCGGAAAAAATGATAAAGCACGCACATATTCTGAGGAAATTGTTGCACAATTTATAGCCGAATTAGAAAACAGTATGAGCGAGAAAGCAAGGAAGAGCGCGGAGAAGCGTTTAGCAAAAAAAGATGCTTCCTTGGTAGTTAACAATGAAACCGACTTAACGACAGCTAAAGTTAACGAAACTCCTCCGGAGGATAACATGCGACCAGAGGAACCGGAAAATGTCTCAATCGAGCATATGACGGAAAAAGAAGCGGGTCGCCTATTGCGCAACCTCTTTACGCAGGCAAAATACAACGATAACAAAAAAGCACAACTATTGCAGATAAAAGAGCTCTTGGTGAAATAGGTTAGCCTCGATAGCCACGTATAAACACAAGGATTTCTGACTGCTCTGAAAAGTAAAATACATGGAAACAGCGCATATCAAAAGCAATAAATTGATATGCGCTGTTTTATTGGCTTAATCAATTAGGCATTTGGATAAACATAAGTAAATACGCATTGTAAGACATAACCCACATGCTTTGTAATTTCTATTTTCTTGCCATTTCATTCGTAATGTTAAGAATGGACGCTAACCCATCATCATCAATGAGCTTTAGATTATCCACGATTTTCTTAATCAGTGCAGGGTTAGGATTTTCTTCATCAAAGAATTCATGAGGTGTTACGCTAAGAAATTCGCAAATTGCGAAAAGCGCCTGTAAGGATGGCACCCTTTCTTTGGTTTCTATTCTGCTGATATAAGCATCATTGAGACCCACAAGTTGCGACATCTTGTTGGCCGAATCACCCTTTTGTTGTCTTAAACTACCAATGCGACTGCGAGTAAAATTAATATACTTTTCAACAAATTCATTGTTTGGATGCATATACCCACCTCCATATACATTATAAATCCTCGCAAAAAAATAGCGTGACCTAATAGGGCATATATGTATTGACATATGACCTTTAAGGGCATATTATGGGGCTTAGTAAGGCTTTATCTTTTTTTGCGAAGGGAGGTGAAGACATGCGATATGACGGGACACGCACGATTGATGATTTGGGTCGAATTGTAATTCCCAAGCAGCTAGTTACTAATAAAGGCTGGAGTGAGGGTACCGAGCTTGATATTTACTATCCAGACAGCAAAACCGTTGCACTGCGGCCGGGTGCAACAGACCATCCGGTAGAAGATACATGTAAGATTATTGACCTGAATCGTATTACATTGCCTGATGAAATATTGGCAACGCAAGGATGGAGCGCAAAAACAAAGCTTGACGTTTTTGATGTAGACGATAATACTATCGCACTAAGGCTTGCGATGAACGACCATACGGCAGAAGATGACGATGAGTAAGAATCACTTGAAAACAAAAGCATTGTACTAATGCAGCCCCTCGTGGGCTGCTTTTTTTTTATAAGGAAGGGTGATATATGACAGGAAACTTTTACTTTGATGGAGTGCCATCCGAGATTTTGGGTGTGCAGATAGTTAATATCGGTTCATCGGATGACTCTATGCCTATGTTTGGAGGACAAAGCTTTACGCCGCAAAATGTAATAGAGCATGAGTATGGGACATTTATAAGAACAACAAAAGATATGATGAGATTAACCTTAACCTTTACCATAATCGACCCTAACGGTATACGAGCAAATGAAGCGCTGACTGCGGCCAGATTAAACACACTGGCCAAATATTTTATGAGAAGTGTTCCGGTGGAATTTATGGCAGAAGAAGATACAGCCAAAGTAATCCGACTTGTTCCAACGAGTACCATAGATGTTGTCCGGTTCGGTCAGATGCGGGGGTTCTTTCAAATAACATTTCAAGCTACTACACCATATTGGATGACACCAATGGAGGTTCTGACATTTAACTTGAATGCGGGAGGCTCTTTTACGGTCATTAACCGAAGAAATATCCAAGACAAGCACGGCAATTACGATGTGTATCCAAGAATTATTATACATAGCATGGCAGCAACCCCTAATTTTATTCTGAGCAATACATCTCCTAGAGGGCGGCAAGTCGGGTTTGCGAATGTTGTTGCTGGTGAGAGAATTGAGATGCATCATAGAATAATTCGCGCTGATATTAACCCCAATGTGTTTCATGGTTGGAATAAAGAGCCGTTCTTTTTGGTGGAGAATCTGAATACGCTGACCGTCAATAGCGGCTGTGTAATAGATATACATGTCCAGTATCCTACATTCTAGTAAGCAAGGAGGAAACATAAATGCCTAATGGTAATCTAGGCGGCGGAGCAGGAACACAGGTAAGCCCATTCGAGGTATGGGACGTAGCTGATTTAAACGCACTTAGGGGCCGGCCTACCTCCGCAGCCAATCCTATTTTTATTAACTTTAAAGCGGATATAAACTTAGCCGATGACATCGGTTTCCGTGATAATTTTGATACCATACGATTCGGGAGCAATACTTCCGGAACAAACAACTGGGACTTTGTACATATTGACGGTGAGGGACATTCACTACATAACTTTAAACAGAACGGAACCGCTGTGGCAGCCTCCGTTGGTCTGTTTAGATTTATTAATGGTTCGATAAAGAATATAACTGTACATAATTGCGATTTGCGGGGAAATGTCGGGGCCACAAGGGCTGTGCTAATACAGAATTTTCACGCCACCGCTCCTATTGAGAATGTAAGAGTTTTTGGAACAATGATAGATACTATAGCCGGAGCAGGAAATAACAGAGCTGGGATCGCGACACAGGTAAATGCCGCAGTCTTTGGAACACCTATAGTTTTTAGTAACTGCGTTGTTGGCTTGCGAGTTTCAACAGCAACACAGTTTTCTGGTTTTTGTTCGAGGAGCTTAGGAAATTATCAGTTTAATAATTGTTTTTCTTCATGTGAAATAACTGTAACAGGGACTACAACTAATGGGCATGTTACAGGCTTTGTAGGCGTTAATAGTGGAACTGTTAATGATACAGGGACATACATTTTTAATTCATGTGTTGCTGATTGTAAGTTTATCTGCACAAATAACTGGGGAAGCTTCCCCGGTGTCGTATCCGGTTTTAGAACCAGAGCCAGCGGCACTACCCAAGCCGGTACCGCATCGACCTTTACCAACTGCATTAGCAGATGTCACTTTGATGGTGAGCCACAAGCAGGCGTCCCGCTTAATATGGCATCTTTTGCACCTGTCGGGATGTTCGCCGGCAGCATAAGTCAGTCTTATGCCATATGTACTTATGATTTGAAAACATCAGCAGCCAATATCTCAGGCGGCGCGGGAGTAGTCATATTTGACCATGAAAATTCAGGGTTGCCTTTGTCACGGTTTACAGATGGCGTGGCGATGGGCCTGATTACCGCGCAAATGCAAAGCGAGTCTTTTCTAACGGCAACAAGAGGATGGGTGTTTAGCCCCACAGGTTTTAGAATTGACACTGCGGGAATTAGGTGGGGCGGCTACCCATATATACATAATTATAATACGCCACCATTTAAAGATGGTGTCCAACTCGAAGGTACAATCGGTTATCTTGATACCGGTGTTGGCCCCTTGAGCGTCCAATTTAAGAATGTAGTAAATATTATAAACGGTGATAAATTTGCTGTTCGGTTTCAAAATTCCGATGGGGTTGTTGTGCTTCAAGCCGAAACCGCATTATCCGCAAACGACTCAGGAAGCACTATAGAAATGACGATTAATCCATCGGACCTGGCGGCTTTGAACCCAGGGGTATTTTTGGGTACTGCCTTTATTTTACGTGACAGTGATATAGGGCAATACATACCGCGCCGATTTAATTACTTTCTCTTTGACGCATTGCTTTCAATAGATAATATAAACCCGACAGCGGTTACTAAACCTATTACCGCAATAAACAATGCAATTGATTTTAATTATAAAATTGGCGCCGACCCTCAGACCTTGGGTATCATTGATACTGACTTTAAGCTCGGAAACTATTCAGCACTTGTTACTAACCGCAGGTTATTCGAGCTTACACCGGCCACAACGGTTTCAAACGCAATATCCTCTGCGACATTGACCTTAAATGTTACTGCTCCAATACGGGTCATATCCGTGGCCCATTTCGTTCGCGTAAGTACAATGTCTACAGGAAGCACAGTCAACTTTACATATACTATTGACGGCGTAACCCAGTCAACTATTGGCCCTATTACCGGAGGCATCGGTATAGCCGACCGGTTTTATGAACATAGGTTGTCAACGCCTTTAAGATTAAACCCGGGAACGAGGACTATACAATTTTCTTCAAGTATTAATACCATACGGCTTTTCTTCACAACAGAAAGACCGCCTGCGCCATCTGAGTTTACGCTCCCTGGAACCGGTAATATCCATAGAATGAGAATGGAGTATATTGTTGATGGTATTGATAGCGGGGTACAAACAATCTATATAGATAATAATATACCCCTTGGCTCACACTCAGTTAACGCTAGTGGCAACATAGTTATAAATGATGAGGATGTGGTCATAAAGGACGTATCCTCAACCGAAGTTCTTATTGTTAGTCCGGGTTTAATTGATTTAGGTGATATTACTCAAAGCGTCTCAAGGAATATTGCAGCCTTTCGCTTTATCGGTGTCGGTGTAGATAATGCTATCTCCACAAGTAATATACTTGGTGCCCTGCCTGGAGATATCGTTTCAATCAGGATGCACGAGGGAGCAGCTAATCTCTATGAGTATACAGAAACATTAGACGAGCCAATCACCTCATATACGCACACCATCCCAGCTAATATCTTTGCTGGTTTAGATGCTATTCAAGAATATTCCATCGTTATCTCTATTGAGCGGGGAACCTTCATTGATGAAAGGGTGCTAACATATACGACTGTAGAGCGCCCTGTTTTAACCACAGTGTCAATGTCTTCAACATTGGTAGACATGCCTATTACACCACCAACACCGATAAATGCTTTATGGAGAATCGCAAACGGTATCGGATGCGTTGTTCAAGGCAGCGCTTTCATTGTTAATGTACTTGATACAGCGGATAAGCTTCTGACATCAGAAGATATTGATATGAATGCAGATACGGCCTTGTTTGATTTTAGCAGTACCTTTACTGATATCTCGTCCTTAAATGCCGGACTTTATTCTGTAATCCTATCAGCGACAATTTCACATGATGACTTTGGCTCATTTGTTGCTGATGCAACTCGCAACAATGCATTTACAATGGCCTACTCAGGTGTTCCAGGGGTAAGCTTGATTGAACTTAATTACCCAGGGCGATATGTAGGAGCGCATATTGATATCACAGTAACGACAAATACTTTTAACATTATTGCCGGCGACCAGTTAAGTTATGAGTTAAGGGATGGGAACCATGTAATACACAGTTTTACAACAGCAAATTTGACAAACAATTTATTAACTCATTCTTATACGATCCCAGCAATTAATTTTGTCAATTTACGCACCGGTACATATAGAGTTATGGTTACATCCTTGCGTGAAGGGGTAGCAAGACAATCTAAAGAAGTACCATATGAGGCAGTCAAACCGCCAACACTGCATTTCGTAAATATGAACCCAAACGATATCATGCTGCCAATAGAGTCACCCATGGATATTGATGCAACGTTGTTTGTAAATGGCAGAGGCATAGACTCAATAGAAGGGGTTTTTAGGTTGGAGGATACTCCCTATGAAATAAGTATTAACATAAGTACATAAAAAGAGGTGTCATTATGGCAGTACCAGAGATTATAGTCCAAGGCATTACACCTACATATGTTGAAAAGCCGATAACAACAAATAATGTAATAGATATTGATTATGAAGTTATTGATAACGGAACGACCATTGCTCAAATGGTAAATACCTTTAAACTTGAAGATTTTTCTGTTGAACAAACGTTAAACCCATCACGTCGGCTTGTTGTAGATGCTTCGACCTCTGGTGGTTGGGTATGGAATACGAGCATAAGCTTTAATGTGACGGATGCCAATTTTCAGCTTATATCATTTAAGTTTTATATAAGAGATGTAGCATGGGGGCCTACCATACGGTATGTTCTTAACGGATCTCCTTTACAAGACTACCCCTCAGCTACGCCAGGGTGGTTAGAGTATGTTTTCCCGACCCCTATGCTATTAAATCCAGGCACTCATACAATTCAGATTCAGGACATTGCCAGTGGGGATTTTTCATTCTTTACTACAACGGTGCGGCCAGTGATATCCGGCATGGCTTTTACATCTACGACTATCTTTAGGATGGAAATGGATTTTAATGTAGCGGCAATCAACCCGGCCGGAGTGGATACTTCCTTGAACATCACAAGGTATCAAACAGCAAGACTAACTTTGGATGATGATATATCAACCGGTGAACATCCGCTGTCGTTTACATCTATCGCAACCTTGCAAGGAGGAGCTGTCCATAATATAAGCGGGGTGGGGCCTCCCGGCAGTAATTTAAAAGTATCGGAAATGGAAATGCCTGACTTCACTGTACATAGGGTGATCCCTTCTATCGTAGGAAAACCTGTAACCAATGATAATAATGAAATAGCAGTGGTATATGAAATATTAAATGACGAGATTCACGTAGAAAGTGCCGTCTCCACATTTACAATTGATACATATTCCATTATTGATTCAATTGCTTCCTTTGAGATGTATGAGTTGCCTGCCGTGGGGTCAATATCACGGTCTGAAGGCCGAGTTGAACTTAATATTACAGATTCGGATTTTAGGATAAGAGCTTTTCGGGTTTGGTTTAATCAGTTTAATCTTTCAAGCACTCAGAATATTGCTATGGTTATTGGAACTCAAGAAATCCTTCCTCAAATAGTTCCCCCGGGGCTAAGATCTGAGGGTTGGATGGAATGGGTTTTTGATACTCCTATGGTATTAAACCCGGGTAATATAATACTTGGATACACTAATACCAGTTGGAATAGCCTCCCTGTGCCTTTTGCTTCAGGCATGTTTACGGCCGATATTCCGGGTGGCACTGTAAGCAGCACATTTAATAATGGCGCATTCAGATTACAGCTTGAATATACACTTTCTGACAGTGGGGTACATGGCGAGCAGACAGCCATAATCAAATTGGACAATAATATTGACTTTGGCAAGTATCCGGTTGAATATGAGACAAACATTGTGTTGAACAGGGGCGTTGTCCATACTGTTAAAGGTACTACAGGTAATTTATTAACGATAACAACTGCGTTACCAAAAAGAGATGATGAGGTATCTGTAAGTTCGGTTCTTGGTACGGGGGGCAATATGCAACCGTTGGTTATTACATTCACAAATGTAATTGACTTAGAAGCCGGGGATATGTTTGTCATCCAAATATTTAATCAAAGCAATGATATAATCTATACTAATTCAACTGCGTTAGTTAATCCAACATATACAAACTTGTGTATGACCGTAAGCGCCGATGATTTAGATGGCTTTGGGTCTGGCCTTTATGCCATTAGGGTATTCATACAGCGCGGAGCTTTTGAGCATGGATTATATGAATTTGATTTTTTGATTGAAGATATATCAGACAATGTAATCGTCCACAATATTACCCCGGTGGTAATCCAGAAGCCCATCAATCGCAAAAATAACTTGATAAGCATAGACCATGAAATCGCTGGTGATGTAACAAGGGGTCGCAATGTATTTACAATTGGTGCCTATTCATCAACAAAAGATGAATTGAGCTTTATTCCCTATAGAAGTTTTATGCTTGAGCCTCCTATGCCACTAACCCAAAGCGCTTTTATTCTTTCATCGCCATTAAGCTTTACAGTTCATGATTCGGAGTTCAGGCTTATTGGAATAAAATTTCTGGTCGCAATGACTGATCCTAACCCAGTAAGTATAAGCATTCGAGTTGCCGCCGCTTCATCGATTATTACTGCGGGTACTGTTTATACGTTTTCAGCTCCGAGTGGTATACAGCAGGGAGGATGGATTGAGTATACTTTCCCTGAGCCGATGGTATTTACGGGAGTAGGAACCCGCGCTTTTGATATAAGAGTACTAAATGCAACAGGCGGGACAATATTTTTCCGTTCGTTTGTTTCACCGGATAGACCTGTAATGCCTGAGTTAAGCATTACATCAATAACAGCGCATACATGGGAAGTAATATTTTCATCGTCCAATACTGTTGTTTCTGAACGAAATCGAGCGAGTCAAATAATCTTAGGCGATACAATTCCAAAAGGATTATCACCTGTTATGCTGGAATCAGAAATGACATTAGGCAACAGCGGTAATACACATACTCTTATTCGTGAAGTCGGGACATTAGAGGTTTTAGAAAGTAACAGTATTGAAATTGGCTCTTTAGAATTAAACTTTTCGGGTAGGTATATTGATTCGGAAGCGGATATTGTTACTACTGTCACCGGAATAAAGAATGTTTACCCAGGTGATACAATTACAATTAGCTTAAAAAATGAGTCTACAATATTCCTTTCTCATACCGATATTTTAGCAGAAGGCCAAGAGATTTATATATATACAATAGTTGCTTCGGAGTTTGTGGGTTTAGATGTCGGTGAATATGAAATTGAAGCGGATATAACAAGGGGGCTAGGGAGCCTCTTAATATCAGCGCCATATGATGTTATTGAAAAGCCGACAATTTACATGCGTACTATGGAAAGCTTTGAGCTTGTACCGACTGATACCTCAATGCATGGTACTGAATTTACCACTGGCTTTGCAGTGACGGCACCTGGCCTTAGATTATTTGGTATTAAATATTTTTTGGGAGAACTGAGTGGCACACACACACTTGAACTTGGAGTTAATAATACTACACTCCATAGAATTGAGTTCCCCACTGGTATAGCTGAAGGCTGGGTAGAAATCAAACTACCCGAGCCTGTTGATTTGGATGTAGGGAATCATAATATACAGTTATACTGCCAGACAGGTATCGTTTTACATACAAGCGAAGCTAGGCCAAGAACCCCTGGATTTGCGTTTGATGACAACAGTGTATATGCCATAGGTATGGATTATATGGTTGTACCAAACCCTATTCACTTCTTAGCGCCCTTTACAAATCCAGTCACTATACAAACCCCATGGGTGTTGTTTGCAACCGGTGAAAATACAGTTACAGGAACAGTAAATATATCAGGCACCGGATTTTCCGGTACATATGACGCAATTTTCATTGATACTTCTAGCTTTAAAGTTGACCTTCGTGGGATTAATACGCTGTCGGCATCCTCGCATTCTATATCATATTCTTTTAATGTGGCCCATGAAGAATATGGCTCTGCTTCGTTGATGGCATTTTTACCTGATAGAGTAGTTGTCTTAGGAAGCCATCTGCATGATGGGAACAATATAAACCTTAACCCGATATTTGCTAATGTGGAAAGCCTTGAAGAACGAAGCTACTCATTAGGGGCAATCGGTCTTTATGTCGTAAGCAACCAATATGGAACAGTGCCTATTAATATTATCTACGACAATGTATTAAGTGTTAGAGATATTCCTCTAACCGCACCGGCTATTCAAAGTTTTGCTTCAGATGTTGAAGGTCGGTATAGCGACAGCGAAATAGATAATAGGGTAAATCTTCAGTTCACTGATGTACAATATATAGCCCCTGGTGACATTGCCCGGATAACCCTACGGAATAATGATACTATTTTATATTCACATAACATAGCTCTTATAAGCCCAATGTCCACATATGTTCATGTAATACCTGCATCCGCTTTTATTGGATTGCCTGTTGGCACATACACAATTAGGGTTGAGTTGCTGCGCGGGACACGGATACTTGCTGTCGAAAGCGTTATATATAGAGTTGTTGTATCGCCATCGGTAATTCATTTTCTGGGTTTTGGTATTGGCTCCATTCAACTTCCTATCTTCACGCCAATGAACATTATCTCAAGTTTTGTAATTCAAGGCGTTGGCAGGATGGATGCTGTCACACCTCTATCTCTGCAACAGAGTGGGCTTGATTCAATCGTAGGAAATGTCGTATTTAATGGTGTAACATACACGAATACATCCTTTGACTCAAATGGGAATATAACAATTGCATTTCAAAATATTTATGATATGAGCCCAGGCACGTATTCGATTGATACATCGTTTACAGTTAATAGTAAGTACGGTACAGCAACAATGGCCCAATCGTTTTCAAATGTATTAACTGTGTTTCCGCATATTCAGACTGAGGGGATTGAAACCCGATATACTTATGACCTAATATTATGTATGCCAAATAAAACGCAGCTCGAATTTATCGAAGCATACGATATTGTTTATAACCCTATGTTCTTACAATACAATAAACTGACATTCAGTATTTATAGGGAAATTGTAACGGAAGATTATACGACTTATCTTAACCCTGTATGGGGAAGATTCTTTCAGATGCCTTGGTTCTAATGAATAAACGAATCAATGAAAGGGTAATCGCCACAGAGTACTTTGTGATTGAAAACCCCAATATATCTTATGATGGGTTAGACCAGTTATCGTTTCAAGCCTATTCATACGAAAAGATATTCCTCAACAATTTGGATTTGAGCGGTTGGAGAGATAGCGTCAAGCGCTTATATGACCCCACTAACCGCACCGGTGATGATGGCCTGCCGCATGGTATTTTGAATTACATATTAACGATGAAATGGCATAATGTTTGGACGCTACGACATGTTGACGGCACTGTGTTAGAGCGTGAAAGGGTATTGAGTTTCACTGGCAATAATATGAGATTTGTTGTGGACACCTTAGAGGAGAGCTTTAACTGCGTATTTGTATTTGACAATGTTAATATGACCCTTGATATTTTTGAGCGCTCTGTTGGTATGCTTGGGAATAACAGAGGGTTGGTTGTGGCTGATGATACATATTCGACCAGCATAAGCTACCATGAAGATACTGCTGGTATTAAGACAAGGGTGTTTGTATTTGGTAAGAACCAAGCGACAATGGCGCGATATAACCCAACCGGCCAGTTGTATATTGATGATTTTAGCTTTTATATGAATCTTCAGTACATGACACAGGAATTAATTGATGCGCTTACGGCGTATAGAAATTTAGTACAGAGCCAATACGGTGTTTGGGAAGCCTTAGTTGGTAGGATGGATGCCGGCGAAGATACCCCTGCGCTGTGGAATGCCATTGCTTCGTTAAGGGAGCTGCTTGCTTGGAGGAATAATTTTACTCAAGAGCAGATAAAGCAAATTGCTCCGTTTATTAAAGAAGAAACGGTTAATATTAACACTATCGAAGATGGGCGGGAGTTGTACCGGTTTGCATTGCGCCATATTAGAACGACTGCTTTTGTTCCGATTCAGATTAGCATTGATGTCATTGATGTGTTTGCGCTGGAGGAACATCAAAGAGAATGGTTGAAGTTCCGCGTTGGAGATTTTGCGAATATCTATCGTAAAGAGTTTAACCTGGCATATAAGGAAATGCGTTTAATAAGTTACGAACATAATCCTATTCAGAATAGCTTGCGGTTGGAGTTTTCTAATAGGGATGAGTTGGTCACTATGCAATGGCTTAATAATATGTTCTTTTATCGTCTTGGCAATATGGAGAATAACTGGAATAATGAGCGGGACTGGTATATTCAGATACCTGAATTTGATTTTAATTCCCCTGAATTTAGGGATATCGTTCAGAATCTGGTACACCAAGAGATTGACAATGCCATCGAGATTATCATTGAAGAGATTGATGCAAGAACCTTCAACCAGATTGTAGAAGTATTTGAAACCCAAGTCTTAGCCGCCGATACAGCACATATCTTGAATGCATGGGTACGCTATTTAAAAGTCGATATGCTGGAAACCAACTTTGAAGCATTGGACCCAAGGATAGCATGGCCACCCGGAGCAGAACCCTTTGTACGCTATTTCATCCGTATATCAGGCATAACGATGCAGCATATACGAGCGACTTTAAGCCCTACCGAAGTAGAAAACTATATTACCCCTGGGTACCGTAGGGCAGACGGCAGTTGGAGCCATGGCGATCAGATTTATTGGACGGCGATAGGTGACCACCCGCAGGCATTTAGATTCTTTACGATTACCGACCCGATTAGTGTATACCCTGGTAGAAGGGTATTGACCAATCCATTGCCGCCCGGGGTAGACCCGCCTGAAGGGTATGTGGAGATTTGGCGTGATTTGACTGAGGTTGAAAAAGATGCAATACGGGAACGCTTCCGGGTGAAGGTGCGTAGAACATTAAATGAGTCTATAAGAAAGACTGATGCGTTTGAGTATATAAATAACCCCGGCAGCGGCGGCGGGCAAACGATGATACCCAAAACTATTTGGGGTGGAGGAAACCATGTTGACCCCAACCTTACAAGAGGCCGAGGGTATCAGTATAAAGACTGGGATAACTTTTATATGACTTACACCACCCGTACCGGTTATGGGCCTACCCCTGCCGGCACGGAGATAGGAATAAGGCTGCGGGATGACGGTTGTTATTATTTTGATGTCGAGGAAAATGATTGGCTGAGGATTGGTAGCGGCGGTGGAATAGATGAAGATGAACTGGCAAGGCTGCTTGAGACTTTATTGGGTATAGACCTTAGCGTAATTGTTGATGGTATAGGTGTTATTGGAACAAACATAATTTTACCTCGTCTGCCAACCCAAGCGGAGATTAACTCATTCCCGGTTAATGCGGTGGTATTGGTATATGATCCTGATAATCCATTTGTTCCAGAGGAGTAA